CGAATGGCCCGACAACGGAGGGGTAAACGTGACTTTTCTTGAACTGGCGAAAGCCGCAATGCCCGGCGCCTCAGACGCGGATGCGGATTACGCACTCTGGAATCACACGCCGTTCCCGTTCGACAAAAACCCGCGTGTTCTGTTCAAGAAGATCAGCGGCTACCGGAGGGCCTGCGCGAATGGCCTGCGCCTCTGCGAGACATGCAGCCGGATCGCCGTTAGTGGCTGGAATTGCGAGCGATGCACTGCCGCGCTGAAGGCGTGCAACGTACTTCCGTCAGACCACAGCAAGGGAGAATGACAATGCTGACCGGATCGGCCCTTGCTGTAGGAGGGGTGGCCCTGGGCTTGTACGGTGCGACCCGGTTTAACTTCGGCACCATGATCTCTGGATGGATCATAGCGGGCATTGGCGCGGTGCTGTTTCTTTCCTCTTTCGTGAGCCTCCCATGAAAACAATCACCATGATGCAGCTTCGCAAGTCACCCGGCGAGTATGCCTTCCGCGTCCGCGCGGACGGCGAGAGCTTCATCGTCACCTACCAGGGGAAGCCGTGCTTCAAGATGGTCCCGGTAGAGGACGTGACTGTCGTGCGGCCGGATGGCTCGTTCAAGGGACCAAAGCCGCTCACGATGGGGCTAGACCTTGGCGGCAAATACTAGAACTGAGCTTTCGTCACAGGAGAGAAATCCATGATGCACTCAGGCATGTGCGCCTGCATGGGGCCGCAGAACGGGGAACCACTGTGCCCTTGCCGGATGCGAGCTGCGCGGAGCTACGATCACCCGCAAGGGCCTTTGCTGAACGCTGGCCCGTATACGCCGCACGGGTGCATCTGCCCGCCGGGATCGGAGGCAACCTGCCAAGGTCTGGCATGCCCGCGCCGCGGCGTGACAGGCTTGCGCTGAGAGCAGCACCCTCATGAACCAGATGCTTCTACGGATCGCTTATCTCGAAGGATGCATCGCCTATTGCAAGCGCATCCCGTTCGAGGCGTGGGAAACGATATACAATCGCAGCACTCCCGCGGCCGAAGTTTCGGAATGGAAGCGGGGATGGACGGATACCGAATACGAGATGGCTCAGAAAGCCGCCGCCGAACCATCGCAGTGACTTCCAATCCGTACACGTGTAAGCGGATCGGCTGTAACATTTCGTGATTGGACAATGTAAGCGGATCGGCTGATACTCCAATCATCGAAACGGGAGACGGGCATGGCCAAGATCAAGTACTTCAACGGGACCACGGAACTTCGGGACCCGCACGGCATGGACAATGCCAAGTTCGTCGCCGCCTTCCCGGGCGTGAAGGGCCTCCGCTACGACGGGTTCCAGATGAAGGTCGGATATCCGGTGACCGGCGGCGCGCTGCTCCCGATCGAGCGGGCCATCGAATACAAGTCGAACCCCTCCCGGCACGAGTGCGACGCGCGCTGCATCAACGCCACTGGCCGCATCATGCGGTGCGAGTGCTCCTGCGGTGGCAAGAACCATGGCAAGGGTGCCTTCAACTGCTCTGCGATAGCCGCATGAGCAAGGAACCCATCGACCTTGGCGCGGCCAAGAAGGAGAGAGAGCGCAAGCATTATGCCGCGCTTATTCTCAGGGCCTATGACGATATTGAGCATGCCGACAAACGGGAAGTTCTCGATCGTCAGGCGCAGATGCAAATCAAGGCGCGAGAGCGTCTATGACCGAGGATGACGTGCTGAAGCTCCTCGGTAAGGCTTGTGAGGCTGCCGGAAGCGACCGGCAGTGGGCCATTGCACACGACCTGAGCGCCCAATACGTGGGCGACGTTCGCCGAAAAAAGCGACCGATTGGACCTTCGATCTTGAAGGCCCTCGGTATCGAGGCAGTGACGACATATCGACGTAGGGGAAAAACATGACCGACCCGGCCATCCTTTTTGTGAAGCCGAAGGCGATCAGCCGCGATGACAAGGCTGCGCTCCAGAAAGCTGGTGTGATCGTTGTCGAGATCGCCGATCCCCACGCGGTGAACTTTGTTCGCCCCCATGCCGAGCTTTCGAGCGGAACACTTCTGCATTGCGCGGCAGAAGCTATCGACAAACATATTTCGGGACGCGACATCCGCGCGGATTTTGGGCGTCTTGCTGCTCAAGCTATTCTGACGGCGAAAGCGCATGGGGTGAAGGTTCACCCGCGGGTCGCGAAGATCAAGCAGGAAGGAAAAGTAAACTGACATCACAACGGAGGCCTACAATGAGTTGGCGAAATCCTGACGCTAGGTTCGAGGCAACCGGATGGCCCGCGATCATCATCATCCTAATCTTCAGCATCTACTCTTTGGAGGCTGTTCTCCGCACGCTTCTCTGGCTCACTTCTAAGTTTTAGGATTGTAACGATGACTCTGCGGCCTGATCCTCCTGAGCTAGCGAAGGCAATCGACACGCTCCGCACGATCTATTGGCGGGAGTACGGCCGCGGCTGGCGCGAGGCGGTAGAGAACGTCAAGCGAGTGCTTGAGCAACACGCCAAGCAGGTTGCTGACGGTGAGGCAGAGGCCAACAAATGAACAAGTTGGAAAAGATGATTGCCCTCACGCGCCTCGAATACGATCCGGCTGTCGCCGCTGAGATCGAGCGGCTACGGACGGCTCTACAAGAAATCGCCGATGAGCACCCTCGACCGGGAATGGGGGAGGAATTGCAGAAGATTGCCCGCGAGGCGTTAAATGATGAGCAGGATCAGGACAACAAACCATGAAGGCCCCTCGCCCCAAGTCGAAGTCGAGGCGCTGTGAGCGGTACGGCATCCTCAACCGCTACGGCGATCTGTGGACGCCGAGCCCATTTGAGACGCCAGAGGCCGCCAAAAAATATCTTGAGGGCTACTGGCGCAACTTCCCCGGCGGCCCGCATAGCACGCGGCACTTCAAGATCGTACCCGTGCGCGTAACCGTCACCCCATTGCCGGCGAGTTCTAAGCGATGAACGAGACGATACCCCACAGCGATCCATACATCGCCCCGTCATCGCTTGGCGTCGTCCTCCGCAAACGGGGCTATTTCTACCGACCTGGATGGGCCGGCTACACTGCGTCGATTGGCGAGGCTGGACGATACGAGCGCGGGGCAGCCCAACGGCACGCGGCGACCACGGAAGGCGTCACGGTTCATGAGATTTGGGAATTCACTGGTGGGCAAGAATTGGACGGGAAAAAATGAGCCGACTTCGATATGTGCGCGCGGCGGGTGTGACGCTCGGCCAGATGCGCGAGAGCATGCAGCGCACGCCTCTTATGGGAATGGGAGACTGTATCCTCGTTTGGGTGAACGAGGGCGATTTCTGGATGCACCAACCGACCGACGTTGCGACCGAAGATCGCGAGCGCAAGGAATACGAACGTCTTAAGGCCAAGTTTGAGACCGCAGATAGATGAACAGAGATCGAGAACTCAGCACCCGAGAGGTCGCGCAGGAGATCAATGTTCCTGTCGATCTTCTGCGCAAATGGAAGCACCGCGGCGCGCTCAAGCTCGCGCCTGCCGGGGTGTCTGGACAAGGGCGAGGCATCGAATGCTATTGGTCAGCTGCGGCCGTCGAGGAAGCTCGTGCGTTGGCGGAAAAGCCGCGCGCTACAGGGCGGCCGAGAACGCGCAATCTCAAGAGGTAATTGAATGGCTGAGCACAGCGCGATCGAATGGACGGACCACACTTGGCAAGTAGTGACGGGTTGCTCTGTTGTCTCGCCCGGGTGCACCAACTGCTACGCGATGCGGCTCGCCGGGACGCGGCTCCGAAACCATCCGTCCCGCAAGGGTCTCACCACCATGTCGAAGGCGGGACCGGTGTGGAACGGAACGGTGCGACTCAACGAGGAATGGCTCGACCAGCCGCTCCGCTGGCGCACCCCGGCCATGATCTTTGTGGCGGCCCACGGCGACCTCTTCCACGAGGAGGTACCCTTAGAGTGGATCGACCGGGTGTTTGCCGTCATGGCGCTGGCGCCATGGCACACCTTTCAGGTGCTCAGCAAGCGGTCGTTCCGTATGCGCGAGTACGCCAAGCAGTGGTTCGAGCGCCTCGCCCACCTCGACCCGGTGGTGAACCATCCGACCGGTGCTGCCCCCTTCTCCAAGTTGGTGGACTGGTCGGTGCTCCCGAAGGTCCTGCCCAACGTGTGGCTCGGAACGTCCGCCGAGGACCAGCCCCGCGCCGACGAGCGCATCCCCGACCTGCTCGCGACGCCGGCGGCGGTCCGCTTCGTCAGCCTTGAGCCGCTGCTCGGGCCGATCGACCTGCGCAACATCAAGATGGGCTACGCCACGCACCTGGACGCGTTGCAGGGCGTGTGGGCGGCGCCGGAGACCGGGCCGAACCTCACCGGCAATCTCGGCTGGGTGATCGTCGGGGGAGAGAGCGGGCCCGGCGCGCGGCCGATGAATCCGGATTGGGCACGGTCGATCAGGGATCAATGCGCGGCCGCGGGCGTGCCCTATTTTTTCAAACAGTGGGGCGAGTACGCCCCCGGACTAACTGGCAGCCAAGCGGTCACCGCAGGCACGACGCGCGGCTTGGACGGTCACCGTTTTCAAGGAACCGACGTGGTCGTCTGGAAGCACGGCAAGAAGCGCGCTGGCCGGCTGCTCGACGGAGTCGAACACAACGGCATGCCCGGGAACCTGTGAACAATGTCCGCGGCGGCCGCCCCAATCGTCCTGGAGCGCATTACGATGGCGGCCGCATGCGCGATCACCGGCAAGGGAGCGCGTGCGCTGCGCGGCATGGCGATCGCCGGGAAAATCCCCGGCGCGGTCAAAATCGGGGGGGAGTGGACCTTCGATGAGGCCAAGCTGCGCGGCTGGATCAACGCCCTAGAACAGGAGCAGCAGGTCAAATGCGCAAGCGGCCAAAAGCCCCGAGACATTGCTTCTGGAATGGCGCGGTCCTCTGGGGCCGGCAGACGATCGGCGGCCAAAAGCGCCGATGGTCGCTACGAACAGACGATGTCAAGGTTGCTGCGCAGGCGGTCGAAGCCGACCGGAAGCGCAACCTCGAACGGGCGCACCACGGCGCCGGGCGCGTCACCTGGGAGGAGGCCGTGATCGGCTGGGCCGACACCTACCTCAAGGACCGCGCCGTCGCGGACACCACCGCGACCCGCTACGCCGTCTCGCTCGAACAGATGGCGCCGTGGCTGCGCGGCACCTACGTCGACGAGGTCGACATGGCGGTGGTCAAGAAGATCGTCGCGGCGCGGCGCGCGCAGGGGGTGACGTCGGCCACGATCCGGCGCGACCTCGGCGCCCTGGGGTCGGTGCTCTCCCATTGCAAGGCGGAGGGGCTGCGCGCCGACAACCCTGCGCTCGAGCGGCTCGAGCAGATCAGGGAGAAGCGCGACCCGATCGTGCTGCCGGATCCTGCTCATGTGGCGCGAGTGATCGAGCGGGCCCCTGGCCTGATCGCGGCGATCGTCCCGGCGGCGCTCGCCACCGGCTGCCGGCTCTCCGAGCTCGTCAATGCCGAGCGCACCTGGCTCGACCATCCCCGGCGCGAGTTCACGGTGATCGGCAAGCGCAACAAGCGCCGGACCATCAGCCTCGACTATGCCGGCGGCTACGAGTTGCTGCGCGACCTGCCGGCGCGCCTCGGCTGCCGGTGGCTGTTCTGGCACGGCGACGGCGAGCCCTACCGAAACCTCTCTAGTCGCTTTGCGGCGCTCGCGCGTGAGGTGTTTCTCGCCGCGTACGACGCGAGGCACGGGACAACCGACACCACAAGGCCGCCGCTGGCGCGGCTCCTGGAGGCCCAGGACGAGGAGGGCTGGGTCGACGTCGGCTTCCGGCCCTTCCGCTTCCACGACCTGCGCCACCTGCACGCCGTCGAATGGCTGCGGGAGGGGCGATCGATCTACGATCTCAAGGAGCGGCTCGGCCACCGCAGCGTCACCACGACCGAGATCTACCTGGAGTTCCTGACGCCGGAGCAGCAGCGCGTGGTGAAGCTGCTGGGGACACAAAAACGGACACAGCAGGCCCTCGGGGGGCAGGCCGGATAGGATGTAAGATGCTGGATCGATTGAGGAAAGAAGGCTTGTCGGAAAATGGCGCTGTCCGGTTTAGCAAACCGCCGCCTTCAGCCACTCGGCCACCTCTCCAGGCGGAAAATCCTTATGTTTCATCGCCTCTTCCGTCAACCCGTCGGGGCGTGAATAGCCCGATTCGGCGCATAACTGCGCCCCCGACGGACACAAAAACGGACACAGCGGACACATCAACCATTTTGAGAAGTTCGCGCCACGTTCTCATGTGGCGAGAGGTGCGGCCATGACGCGCGTGATCGTCCTCGGCCCGCGCGAGTTCCCCTACCGGGCGCAGATGAAGGCTGTGCTCGACCGGCTGCACCGGCGCCACCGCTTCACGGCCGTGATCGAGACGGACGAGCCTGGCGTCGCGCGGATGGCCGGCGACTGGGCGCGCGAGCGCGGGCTCGAGGATCTCAAGCTGCCGCCCGAGACGAAGCTCTACCGCGGGCGCGCCGGCGCCGTGAACAACGAGCGCATGCTCGCCGAGGCCGACATGGCGATCATCTACGGCGACGCCGGGCCGGACGGGCTCGACCTGCTGGTGCGCGCGCGGCTGAAGGGCGCCTACGTCTACACGGTCGACGTGGTGAAGGACTGGGGTTTGGTGCTCGACCGGAATCGACGGCAGATCGAGGAGGAGTGAAATGCACGGAACAGAGCGCGCAAGATCATCACCCCTATTCGTGCCCTCGATCATGAGGGTCGACGGCAGGCCGGTGCGCGCCTTTCGCATCGTCTGCGGGGGCAAGGATTGCGCCCACACGGCCGAAACCCGCATGAACTCGCTCGCCAATGACTCCGACAGGGGCGTGCAGGAGAACAGGCTCGCCACGCGGCGGTTCGCCAACATGGGCTGGGAGGTTGGTCTCACGCCCGCCCGTCATAGATGCCCAAGCTGCATCGAGAAGCGCAAGCAGGAGGTCAAGCCAATGAGTGTTGTCACGCCGATCAAGCCGCCTGAGAAGGCGGAGCCGCCGAAGCCGATGGGGCGCGAGGATCGCCGGGTCATCTTCGAGAAGCTCAACGACGTCTACCTCGACGAAAAGCGGGGCTATTCGGCGCCGTGGACCGACAAGAAGGTGGGGGAGGATCTCGGCGTGCCGCGCGCCTGGGTGACCCAGGTGCGCGAGGAGATGTTCGGGCCGGAGGCGTCGAACGAGGAAATCCAGAAAACGCTGGCGGCCGCCACTGCTGTCTCGGCCGAGATCAAGGTGCTGCTCGCGCGCGCCGACGAGTTGAAGAAGCTCGGCGAGGACATCGACAAGCGCCTCGCCGCGGTGCATGGGGCGCTCCGATGAAGCAGAAGATCGGCCCGCGCGAGCTCGCCTTGCAGGCGCAGCGGGAGGCCGCAGCCGCAGGGATGCCGAAGCTCAAGGCGCCGAAGGCGCCCCCGCGCAAAGGTCCACGACAGAGGAGGAAGTGATGGCTTTCGAGCACGGTGCGATCATCCTCGAGCACTACGGCGATCTCATCCGCATCGGCAAGGAAGGGAAGTGGGTCGAGTTCATCAAGAGGCAAGACCCGCCGCTCTCCCGCAGGGAACTGCTCGCGCTCATCGAAAAGATGGACAAGGAGCGCACCCAATGACGCACTACCTCGTGACAGGCACGTCGGCCGCGGAGGTCGAGCGCAAGACAGGGCTGCGCGCCCACGACACGCCGCTGGGGACACTGGTCGAAAAGCCGCAGCCGTTTCGGCTTGAGGTCGAGATGGAACGACTGGAGCGCATTTTGCACCCGCACCGCTGCACGTGCGGCGCTTGGGCGATCGTGCATCAGGCGGGATGCCCGATGTGGAACGTGATTACGTGAAAGTCACCCGCCGATCGCACGCTTGGCCTCGGAGAGCGAAATCATCCGCCCGTAAAGCGGGCCGGAAAGCCGCGCCGCGATCTGCTGAAGGTGCCAATCCATAGGTGACCGCCAGCCTTTGATGCGTCGGAGCGTATGGGCGCGCGCCCGCCACCACTCGTATTCCGCGGCGTGCGCGGGGATTTCCTCGTCGAGACGGAACGCGGGATCCGCGATGTAGGCGTCCCACCAGCGCCGGACGGCCTTGTCGAGATCCTGGTCCAGTCTCGCCTGGCGCGCGCCGTGCACCGCCTCGTGCGCCATGATGGGCGGCGGGATAGTGCCGCCCTTGGGACTGAACACCTTGTCACCCCAGGAAAAATACACCGGGTGTCGGTCGAGGATCTTGCGCACACCGAAGGCGGCGTCGACCTGATCTATGTTCGGCGGAAGGGCTTCCACAACACGCATCTTGACCTCCAGCGAATCGGTGGCACATTCTTCACCGCAGAAGGTGACCTTCGGGTTGCCCGATTTGGTGCCTTGTCCGCACCAGCGCAAGGAGGAGACCATGAAGTAGCCCGTCCCACGATGGGGTGCCCCACTCACCCCTGGTCCTGACATTGACCCACGTTTTTGATGGAGGCGCTCGGAGGACAACCGGGCGCCTCGCTTTTTTGGGCACAAAAAAAGACCCCCGCCGCCCGGGTGGGGCGGCGGGGGAATGCTTGGGCGGGTCAGGCCGCCAAAGGTGGAGAGGAAGCCGCAGGTTCCTGCTCGGTGCGCGCCGCCAGCGAGGCCCACGAAATCGCCATCGACAGGTGGAGCTTGCTGGCTGGGTCGGTCGGATTTTGCGCAGCGTGCAGGTGGTGGACCGCAAGTGCGCGGTAACGCTCTAATTTCAGCATTGACCTTCTCCCTTGCGCAGGTTTCGAGGGAGAGATTGGTGGACCCAAGTCGCGTCGGGAGGCTGTACGAAATTGCACACTATGTCCGACATCGGCCATAGCGTGGGATTTCAGGTGTGGAAAAGTCTCAGGGGCGGCGCGCTCGGTCGGTGTGGCGCTCGATCTGCCGCAGGACATCGGTCTCGGTGTCGATCTTGCGATTGTTCTCGTCGGCGAACCGGGCGTGGTCGGTCCTCTGTTCCTTGAGCATGTTATAGATGCCCTTCAGGAGATCCTGCGTGTCGTCGGTGCGGTGGGGCTTTGCGACGACGCCGCGCCAGATCGCGAGCGCGCCGGCGACAAAGGTACCGACGACGAGACCCCATTGCAGGACCGGATAGCCGGACAGGGCATCAATGGGGTCGGCCATCGGCCATGATCCGGTAGATCGTCACGAACTCGCCGAGCGCCAAGACCACATAGACCGGCACGTCGATCGTGACGTATCCGAGCGGATAGGACCACATGACTTGCGAGAGGGCCATCTGGAGCCACAGGAGCGCCCCGACAATGGCGGCCAGCACGCGCATGACGCGCCCCCATACCGGCCAGTTGCCGTTGGCGTAGAGGCTCGCGGCGCGCAAGCACCCGGACATGAAGAAGATCGCGCACAGCATCAGCGCGGTGAAGCCGCCGTTTGAGACGGCCGACGGGAACAGCGCGATCACCAGCGCCGCCCCGAGCATGGCGAGCGCGGCCTGCCACTCCGACTGCCGGTTGACGATCGTGAAGGCGGGGGAAAAGCTCATGGCTTATCCCAGCAGCCCAGGTCGGCGCCGGCCAGGTTGTGCACTCGCACCTCGCGCACCGTCTCCGGCGTGTCCTTCGAGGACGAATAGGTGATCTCGCGGAACGCTGCGCATTGTGCCTTTACGGTTGTCGCGGTCGTAGCGGTCTCCGTCGTGAGGCACCCGCCGAGGGTGAGGCAGGAGGCGGCGCAGAACGCCGCGGCCGCCATTGCTTTCGACGGCCGCGGCCGGTGGACCTTGCGGGACCACCAGAGGAATCGCGGCCTCCGCGTCTCGGCGCGCTTTCTCAGCCCGCTCCACTGCCGCCGCTTCGCGGGCTTCCCAGATGGCTCGCTCATGACGAACTCCCTCCATGTAGAGCTTCGGCGCCCCGATGATGAACACGAGATCGAGCACCGCCACGAAGATGGCGAGCTCGCGCGCCTTGGTGAATGGGACGAAATAGAACAGCGCGGCGCAGCCGAGCAGGATCAGTCCGGCTATGCCGATCTGGGCCCAGATCGAGTTCCACAGCCACTCGATGATGGCGTGCACGATCATCAGGTGTTCTCCTGTGTGTCGTCGTAGGCGAGGTGCGCGACGAGCTTCTGAACGTTGATGCGGCCGGTGATGACCATGTAGAGCGCGCCCGAGCCGAGGCCGAGGATGGCGAGGAACATGGTGAGGTGGATCGGGTCGTTGATCTTGTCCCAGAAGCCCTCGACCGCGGCCCAGGCGCCGGCGCCGTACTGGAGGACGCCACCCCACATGGTGCGCGAGACCTTGAGCCGTCCCTGCTGGCCGGTCTCGGTGTCGTGGGCCTTGGGGGACTGCTGCGGTGGGACGGGCTCCTCCTCCGGCGCCTGCTCCTGGTCGGGCTCCTGTGAGGCCGGCGCGGTCGGGGGCGCCTCCTCGAAGCGCGCCTCCGGGTCGAGCTCCATCACGGCCCACAGCACCGCCATGACGCCGATCTGAGGATCCATCACGGTCGCGTCGTACACATGATCGCGGATGAACTTGCCCCGCTTCTGCACAGAGGTGCCGCCCCACAAATAGGGACTCGGGATGTTGATCCGAGGACTGCGGTAGGCCCAACCGTTGAACTTCTCGGCCGCGTACGCGACGTACGCGATCGTCCAATGGCTGACCACGCCGAGCGTGTCGCACACAATATAGGCGTCGTAGCAGCCCTCCTCCCAGGTGCAGTCCGGATTGGGCGGTCGGTTTGCGGTGACGTTCTTCGTGCGGATCGGCTGGCCGTTGCGATCGCGCATCGCGTCGCCGTTGTGCGCCCACGACTCGAAGGCGCGGCGCTGGCCGGCCTCGCGTAGGATCAGGCATCCCGCGACGGCCCACGGCACGCGGGTGAGTTTCTCCTGCGCCTTCAGGCGATCCTTGTGGGCTATCACCCAGCGCGCCTCGGCGAGCGCCTCGCTCGCCTTGACGACGTGCATCCCCTGCCAGAACTTCTCGTATTCCGGCCGGACCCGCTCGAAACTGTACTGTGCCATGGTCCCCTCTCAATCCGTCGGCGGCGGTGCGAAGAAACACCGCCGTGATCCATCTGGCCGCTTGCAGCGCCAGAACTCGCCGTCCGGCGATGGCTGCGCCTCGTTGAACGGCACGATCTCGGTGCGATACGCTTGCCCATCCGCGGCGAGCCGCAGCGTGACGTGATAGCCGTCCGGGCGCGCCTCGACATCCTTGCCCGGGATGACGAAGCAGTCGCCCTCGCCGCAGCACCATTCGCCTGCGGCATTGCGGTGCCCGCCGCTGCTGATCCACGAGTCGTGCGCGAATGCCTTGCGCACGAGGTAGACGTCGAACGCAACGAGGGAGAGCGCGATCGCGACGGCGGCGCCGATGGCGAACCGCGCGACACGGCGGAGGCGCGTGCTCATCACGGCAACCGATAGAGGCCGACCAGCAGCGTGGCGGACGTGCCGGTGGCGAACACCTTGTCGAACTGCCCCTGGAGGGTCGTCCCCACCGGAACCGCCTTGAAGGTCGGCGTCGAGCCGTCGAGCATCCGCACCTTCACGTCGCCGGTGCCCCCGATGTAGATCGCGCAGAGCGCGGGAGCGATGACGGTGGAATCGCTCGTTACGATCGTGATCGACCCCTCCGGCGGAGAAGTCGGGCGGGGGTCGGCATTTACGACTGACATGGGAAGTCCTCCAACGAAAAGCGCCGCCCGAAGGCGGCGCGAGATTGCGGTGATTCTGGTTTTAAGATTGCCCTATTGCAGCCACGGGTGCTTGGCCTCGAACCGCTTGTGCGCAGCCGCGGCGCGGTCGGCCTGGTCATAGTCCGCCCCTCGGAACACGCGCGCCATCGGCACGCGGGCCGGATTGGCGCTCTGGCCCTGTGCCCAACTGTGCCCGGTATCGTAAGCCTCCCCGGCGATCCGACGCTGCGCACCGAAAAACTGATCGAACGCCTCGCGGTAGTCCTCCGGGTGCAGATCGAGCAGTCCTGACTTGTGCCGATTGCCGCCCGAGATGTCGTTGACGAACTCGGCCAGCTTCTTCCAGCCCTCCCCGGTGCGCTCGTAGCCGTTGATCGGCTTGAAGCCGGAGTAGGCGTTCGGTCCCTTCTGGAAGAAGAAATCCTCGTGCAGCGGGCGGCCGCGCCAATTCTTGTTCTCGTAGATATGCGCCGGCGTGCGCAGCGCCTCCGGGGTGAAGTAGTCGTAGAGGTTCCCAGTCTCGCCGAGCGGCGAGAATGCCATCGCCACGGACTTGAGCATCGACTCGGCGTGGGCCACGATGCCCTCCTTGCCGAGGATCATTCCGATGATGCTGTTGCCGATGTTGAGGGGGAGTGCCCAGTTGTAGGGCATCGGGATCTTGATCGGCTGCATCCTGCCCTTCGCGTCGTGGTCGAGAGGGTCCATCAGGATGAAGTTGAGCTCGCGCTCCCATGGCGGAATCTTCTCGAACAGCGGCGTGCCGTCCTTGTCGTTGCCGCCGACGAGGTAGTTCCACAGGCCGACGGCGATGTTGGCGCCGATGAGGCCAAGGAAAAGGCCGCGCATGATCTTGGAGCGTGCGAGCGCGGCGCCCATCCGGGTGCCGGTGCGGATCGCGGTGTTGAAGAACGGCATGAACAGGCCGAGGACGTTCGAGAGCAGCCCGCGCAGCTGGTAGTCGATAGTCGCGTCGCGGGCGCGCAGCGCCGCCTTCTGCGGGGTCATGCCCTGCCGCTTCGCCTGACTGTAGACCGAGAGGCGAAGCGCGTTGTCCCATGCATTGGTGTAGCGGTCGAGCTTCTCGATCCCGCGGTGCCACCACGCGCGGAATTGCTTATCGGGACGGCCGGAGAGATCGGCGAGCGCCTTGTCGAGGTGCTCACGGAGGAGTTCGAGGTCACGCGACTGACGGAACGCGATCGTGCCACCCTCGCGTTTCATCTCGCGATATTCGACGTGCAGCGGGTTGGCGGGATCGAAGCCGCCACGCTCGACCGCCAGGATGGTGCGCACTGCATTGCCGACGATCGGAAGCGCGTCCTTGATGTATTGGCTCGAGGAGAAATCGCCGCTCTCGCGAAGCTCCTGCGCGTTGAGCAGGCCCTCGATCGGATAGCGGAACGCGAAGTGGCGCAGCATGAACTCCGGGCTATAGTGGGTCCACAGCGCCTTTAGCTTATTGAGCGCCTTCAGCAGGATCGCCGCATGCCCGAGCCCGTACGGGTTCATGCGCTTGATCGCCATCGCGAGCTTTTTGTCTTTGAACACCATGTAGCGGCTTTCACCGCCGATCTTGTAGTGCACCGCCTCGTCGCGATAGCGGTCCGCAAAGTCGGACACCTTCTCCACTAAGCCAGTGTTCGGGTTGACGACCTTCTTCTCCCGGCCCTGATTGAAAGTGACGATGTCTCGCGCATCGGCGCCGAGGCTCCGTAGCGCGGCGACCAACGAACGCAGAAAGCGGAGGCGCTCTCCCCGCTCGATGGTGCGGTAGGCTTGGTCGATCAGGTTGACGAGCGGATTGTCGGCCCTGGAGCGGCGGCCGAACGCCTGCTTGGTCTCGCGGCCGCGCACGTTGAACTGTCCGCCCACACCGTAGTCCTCGGGCGCGTCCGGCGGAGGAACCTCCCAGCCGCGCAGCGGCGCGTAGTGCTCGTACATCCTGCGCCAGGCGTCGACGGTCGCGCGGGACTCGAGGCCGTAGCGGACCATCTGGTTGAGGATGTGGTTGCGGATGGCCTCGATGCGCGGCTCGAGGTCGCGGAACGCCTGCCCGTTCGGCCCGTTCTCGTAGCGGTCGATGATCTCGTCCGCTTCCTGCTTCGACATGCCCGAGCCGCCGACGATGGTGTCGTCATCGGGCGCCTGCCGAAACTGATGGTCGGCAGGGTACATCTCGCCCATTTTCGCGTTCCGCTCCTCGGCGTGGAGCGCGTAGAGGTACTCGCCCGCCTGATCGAGCGTGATGCCGTTGCCCTTGAGGTAGTCCTTGAGCGGATCGAGGTGGTCCTTGTTGAACTCGCCCACCTCGTAGCCGACGCGGCCCGGGAACAGGCGCTTGGCCGTGTAGAACTGATGGACGTCCGGAAGGAGCGAGTTGACCGGCTCGCGGCCGATCCGCTCGCCGCTGTTCGAGCCTTGTGGAATGACGCCGGCCTGGAAGCGCCGCTCGACCTCGTTTTGCAGCATGCGGACGCGATGCGACAGGTTCGAGACGTGCTCGATGAGCCACGTCGCGGTGTCGCCTTCGAGATACTGGCGGATGCGCTGCGGGACAGTGGGTGGAGGCGTCGTCCCTGGATCGTGCGGCTCGGCCGCCACGATGGGCTCCTCGGGCATGGCGCGAGCGTAATCCTTTGCCCGCATGCCGGGCCGCTTCGCCGCTGCTTCAGCTTGCGCGCGCTGGTGAATCTCCTCCAGGCGCGAGCCGAAGCCCTGGTCGGCGCGGCTCTGACGCCCCTTCATGCGGCCCTCGTACGCACTCTGGTACACGTCCTCCCAGGTCTGCCAGCCGAGCCCGTGGAGGAAGTTCTTCAGCCGCTCGAGGAGCTTCCTGATCTTCTCGAAGATCCAGCGGATGCCGACGTGCAGCCCGCTCCCAGCTCCGCTCTCGCCGGTCGCCCGCCGTGCGCTCCAGGTCTGGTAGGCCATCGCCTCGATCTCGAACTGATCTGTCTTGGGTCCGATCTTGTCGGCGAGGCGCGGGTTGTTCGCGATCGCGTAGGCGCGCAATTCCGGCCCGTACCGCTTGAGCAGCGCCGCCTCCTGGTCGGTGAGCAGGAGGTCTTGGATCGCGTGGAACGTCTCGTGATACGTCGACTCGAGCAGCCAGCGCGCATTGCTCTGATCGAGCGCGAGGCGGATGATGTTGAGCGTGGTGGTGAAGGTGCCGGAGGCTTGGGCGAAGTCCTTGTCGTGGCCGTAGACCGCGCCCTTGTCGATCAGGATGCGGAAGGGAAACTCGACGCTCGCCTTGCGGCCGATTTGGTGCTCGATCAGTTGGCGCAGGAATGCCTCGATGCGGCGCAGCTTCTCGACCGCCGCGGGGTGCAGTCGATTTTTCGGGACCGGAACGTACTTGACGCCCTTCGGCTCCAGCTTGGACTTGGGCTTGTCGAACACCGGGAAGCCGCGCGACATGATGTGGCCGCGCATCTGCGGGGTGATGTCGATCGAATGGACCCCGAACGGCCCGGCCATCGTCCCGGCCGGCGTGCCGGTGGTCTCCCAACCAGTGGGATTGTTGGGGTCGCCCACGTCGCTGCGCGGGATGACGGACCGCCCCACCTCGCCGCCGAACGGCTTGACCAGCTTGCGCGCCAGCGACGGCATGATGCGGTCGTAGAACTCGCGCTGGCCCTCGCCGCCGATGGTGAGGTCGACATCTCCGCGCAGTTTCGTACGGCCATTGATTCTGGTGGCCTCGGTGATGAGTTTTGCCGCGATCTCCTTTCCGACGATCCCCGCGAGTTCGGCTTGGTCGGCCACGTCTCGCTTAAGGACACTGCGATCATCGTGGTCCAGCGCCTCAAGCTCGTAGACGTGCCGGCCATCCACCGTATCGACCGGCCGGAGACTCACCTCGTTGACGTAATGCTCTAGGCCGTACCGCTGCGCCTGCGTCTCGCCGGTGTCCCACGTCAGCCGGTCGTAGCCGTGCTCCGCCGCGTACCTCAAGACACGCTTGAGCGCCAACTCCGGCCAGGTGGTCTTGAACGGCGCGTCGGGGACAGCACGATCGCCTAGGCTTTCAAGCCGGCTGATCTCGGCATTGAGTTCGCCACGTTTCTCGTGGAGGCTCTCCAAGAGCGGGCCAGGGCGCCGCCCTAGAACGCGCGCGTTGATCTGCGCATTGACTGCATGAAGTTCGGTGTAGAGCCCTTTGATCTTTTCGCGCGCGTCGGCCAGCACTTTTTCGTCGCGGTATCCCCGCTCCCGCCCCTTCTGGTGCCAGTCGCTTTGGAACTCGGCGACATGCAGCACCTTCTCGCCGTTCGGCCCGACACGATCATCGAACCGCACATGCGCCAGGACGTTCGGCTCGGACCAGTGGGATTCACGGAAGGCCGGGTCGGGCGGAATATTCAATTCGTCCGCGCGAGCAAGATCAGCGTTGGACGCTGTGCCGTCGGACTCTCGCTGCATCAACTCTTTGTATTCGGCGTTCGCGGCCTCATGATCTGCCTGCCTTGGCCGAGGCGGCAGCGTCAGCAGCACCTCGCGGTAGTTCTCGCCGCCGGGGAGCTTGTACTGGCCGAACTTGGTGCCTGCCCCGCCTTCTTCCTGCCCCAGCGTGCCCTGTAACGAGTGCGCCGCGCTGTCGAAACTGTGCCAAGTGGACGTGGCGTGGCCGTCGACCACCGGCTCGTAACCAGCGACCTCGCCATTCTCGTCGTGCAAAATGGAAATGTAGGTGTCGTCAGGCAGTGACGGATGCTTCATCACCGTGAGGGTGGTGCCGTCGCCCTGGTCGACCGTATCGCCCATGCTCCATTCATCGATGTCGGTCGGCAGTGTGGAGTTGGCGCCCTCGCCGCCCTTCGTGATCTCCTTGATCTCGATGCTGTTGGCGCGGACGTAGTCGAGCATCTCCTGCTTGGTGATCGGCTTGTCGTGCGAGGCGATCCACTGCGGCAGGCCGAGCCAGTCCATCTCCTCGACCTTAATTCCCGGCCGGTTTCGTAACGTGGCGATCCATTGCTGCGGAGATGCGACCTTGGTTTTCTCGCCCGCGATGACGCGCTCGACCTGGGAGTAGAGGCCGGGTGGGAGCGCCTGCCTGGGCGGCGGCTCGTTCTCCCAGTCCGGCATCGCGACGGTGGTGCCCTGCGGCGCGCTCTTGCCCTCGGCCGCCTTGGTGCGCGCGTCGAGCTCGTTGATGATCTCCCTCAGGCGGTCGCGCTTCTTCTTCAGTTCCTCGGCCTGCGCGAACGGCTTCTTCTTGTCCTCCTTCAGGCCGGGGAGATCGCGCTTCGCCTCTTCGACCTTCCAGGCCATCCACGAGCCGTCGTTCTTGACCTTCTCGTTGACGTCGCCGACGAGGTGATCAAGCGCGGCGCGCGCGCCGGCGGGGGAGAAATCGCCCTTCTCGTCGCGCTCGTGGTTACCCTGCGCGACGTCCTTGCCGTCCTTCTTCAGGATCAGCGAGAGCGTCTCGCCGCCCTTGGTGTGTGCCTCTTGGTCGACGTAGAGGTGCAGATCGTAGCCGATCAAGCTGCCGATCTTTTCCTCGTCGTATTTCTTCATCTCGCTATCGAGACGTCCGCGGATTTTGTTTGCCTTCTCGGCGATCGCCTTGGATGCCTCGGCGCGGGTGATGACCGTCTTGCCGTCGATGGTCGCCTCGAACGGACGCTCCCAGTCGCCGAGCGATGCCTTGAGCGCGTCCTCGATCGCGGACTTCGAGGTCAGCCGCTTGCCGTTCACGTTGACGGTGAACTTCGCGTTCTCGTCGCCGGCCTGCTGCTCGGAGATCGAGTTGCGCCACGCCTGCTCAGCCGAGATGCTCGGCGGGTACTCCTGGCCGTCGATGGTGACGCGGCGCGCGTCGACCTTGGCCTTCATGGCGGCGACGCCGGCGTCCAATTCGCGGGAGACCTGCTGCACCTCTTTGATGCGCCGCGGGTAGTCCTTGATGACCTCTTCGGCGTTGTGGATACGATCATCGAGGCCGAAGTGCTGGCGGCGGTAGGCGCGCTCGAGCAGTTCGAGCTTGCCGATCTGCGCCGCGGTCTTGACGCGTTCCAACTGCAACGGGTCGCCCGACGCCAACGCCGCGATCTCGGCCATGTCGACCGAGTCCTCGTCGTCGAAGTCCATATTGAAGGCACCCTCGTATTTGCGGATGCCGTTAATCATCTTCAGCTTTTGCGAGTTGAGATCCCACATCTTCGCGTCGATGGTGCGCTCAGTCGCATAGGCGAGGATTTCGAGCTCGAAATCGTCTCCGTACTTGTCGAGCAGGCTATTGCCCTGCCGGATGCCGCGGCCCTCGCGCTGCTCGATGTCGGAGGGCTTCCAGGTGACGTCGGCGTGGTGGAGGCCGACGATGCGCTCCTGCACGTTGGTGCCGGCGCCCATGCGCGGGGTCGAGCCGATCAGCACCCGGACCGTGCCGTCGTTCACGGCGTCGAACAGCGCCTTCTTCTCGGCGTCGTTCTGCGCCTCCTGGACAAAGCGGATTTCGTCTGCGGGGATGCCGCGCGCGATGAGGTTGCGCTTCAGTTGATCGTAGGCGTTCCAGCCGCCAGCCTGGGCGGCGCGCAGTTCCTCTATTTCCTGGGGGTTGAACCGGTCGAGCGCGTCCTGCACGGTTTGCAGCGCGTCCTCGTCATTGGCGAGGATCGCCTCCTCGCGCTTCTTCATCAGCGCGTCGTATTCCGCGATGAGCTTGTCGTCGCCCTTCGATTTCGGAACAGAGCGGTCGAGGAACACGAGTTGCGTGCCGGCGTCCTTGTCCCAGTGCTTGTAAATGCGCGCGACGTTGTCCGAGATCACGTCGAGCTTGCCGCCCTCCTCCTTGCTCGGGGAGAACCGTGATGCCGCACGCGCGTCGAGCGAGACCTTGCGGGCGCGGTCCATGAGGCGCAACCGCTCGGCGTTGCGGATGTCAGGGTCCGGCTCGTTCGGCAGATCATTGAAACCGGCGACGATCTCCTGAAGGATGCGCTCCTGCTCCTTGGTCGGCTTGACCACCACCTCCTTGCGGCCGCCGGTCTTGACCTTCGGGACCGGGAAACGCTCGCCCTTGTTGTCCTCGGCGTACCACTTGTCGAGATCGCCCTGGGTCACGGCGTCGGTGACGGAATAGTAGAGTTCCATCAGCGAGCGCATGTTCGACCAGGACCGGCCCAGCCGCGTCACCTCCTTGAGACCGCCCGCCTCGGTCGGCTCGAACTTCGCTTCCGCCGTCACGTACTGCGAGCGCCAGGCGTCGAAATTCTCCAGGCCGAGTTCGCGCAACTCGTCCGGCGCGAGGTAGCGCAGCATCGTATACATCTCGACGGCGCTGTTCGAGATCGGCGTGCCGGTGGCGAAGGCGACGGCGCCGTTCGGATTCTCGCGGAGCGTCCTGATCTTAGTGTAGAGATCGAACGCCTTCTTCGATCCCGACTTGGTGCCCATTCCTCGGACGCCGGTGAGGTTCGAAGAATAGAACAGGTTTTTGAACTCGTGCGCCTCGTCGACCATGAGATAGTCGACGCCCATCTGCTCGAAGGTGAGCAGGTTGTCCTTCTTGCGGCCCTTGAGCGCATCGATGCGGCCCTGGATCCGGTTCGCGAGCGCCTCGGCCTCCTTCACGCCGAGCGGCTTGCGACGCCCGCTGTAGCCCTCGGCCGCTGCCGCCTCCTGCGCCTCTTTGATGGCCTCCTGCGCCATGCGGAGTTCCTCGGTGAGGAATCGCAACTCCGTGTCCGGCGAGATGTTGATGAAGAAGAACGAGGAGTGCGGGACGATCACGGCGTCCCAATCGCCGGTCGCGATCTTGGCGAACAGCTTGCGGCGGTTCGTCCGGTCGAACTGGTTTGCGCCGGCGGCCAGCACCTTGGCGGCCGGATAGAGCCGATAGAAATCCGACGTCCACTGCGAGACGAGATGGTTCGGCACCACCACCATGGGCTTCTTCGAAAGGCCCATGCGGCGGCGTTCCATGATCGTCGCCACACCGGTGAAGGTCTTTCCCGCGCCGACGACGTGGTCGTACAGCACAAACTTGGATTGGATGCCGCGCCACGCCGCGTTCAGCTGGTTGCGGCGCAATCGGATGACCGCGTCCGGCACCTTCCCGGGGAGACTGAGGTGCTGCCCGTCCCACTGGCGGGTGACGCGCGTGTTGAATTTCGTGTTGAAGATGTCGACGAGCTTGTTCCTGCGCTCGGTGTCGCGGAACACCCACTCGGAGAACTCGTTGGAGATTTCGTTCGCCTTCAGCTGGGCGAGCGCGGTCAATTCCTGGTCGAGGTATCGCGTGCCATTCTCATCCGGCTCGGTATAAATCTTAATGGCCCGACTATTGAGCAAGCGACCGAGCAGCCATTGGAACGACGCATCGTCGGTGCGCCACTGCCGCAGCTTCTCGCTGTCACCATGGACGCCGACGTCCACCTCGAAGGCGTTCGTCAGCTTGTGGTACTTCACCGTGCCCTTGCCGCCGGCGAGGTGCTGGATGAAGTCCTCGTAGACCTTCGGGGGCACCCAGTTCGCACCGATCACCGCCTGGACCTGCTCGGCGGTCCACCGCTCCGGCTGCACGGCCTTGAGATCGCGGACGTTGTCCTCAAGCCCCGCCGCCTGCGCCGCCTTGAGCTTCTGCACCACATGGCCGGTGAGGTAGGCGTCGCGCGGGACGTGCTGCTGTGCCTCCGGGTCGAGATAGACGAGGGGCTTCGGGCCCTCGGTCATCATCTCGATCGCGCGCTCCTTCGGCACGCCGAGGAGCCCGGCAATGCGGTCCATGTCGATGTGGCCGAAATCCGAGAGCGAAACCTGAAGGGCCTCGGCCGGCGTCTGCACTCGCTGCACCGGCTCGAATTTCGGCACCACGCGGGTTTTCAGGATCGGCGCCGGCGTGGCGGACGCGGGCTTGGGCTTTTCACCCAGCCGTTTCGCCTTCGCTTCCGAGACGCCGCGGCGATAGTTGAGTTCGAGCGCCTGGACGAGCGCACCGTCGGGCATCTCGGAGACCAGCGACGAATTGCCCTGGTCGTTGAGCAGGCCATGCCGCTTGGTGAAGCCCTCGTAGGCCGCGCGCAGCTTGGCGCGGTTGGCCTCCATGTCCTTGGCCGGCGCGTCCTCGGACTCGAGCACCAGCTGGCGCTTGGTGAGATCGCGCAGGTCGACGAGCTCGCGCAGCCGCTTGAACTTCGCCACGCCGAGACGCTGGCCCTGCGGCACCTCGTTGTTCTCGAAATAGGTGCGCTTGTAGATGAGCCGACCCTGGGCGGTCTTGTATTTCTCGTCGGGCTTGGCGGCGGCCGCCTGCTTCTCCGCCTCGGCGGCCTGAAGGCGAAGGTGGTGGGCATTGCTGACGTTTTGCAGCTTGTCCTCGGCCTCCGCCCTCGCGCGCATCTGCGCCGCGACCTCGCGCAGAGCGACCTGCTTCAGCTGCGGCTCGAGCGCGTACCAGCGGCCCTCGGCGTCCTGGAAAAGCTGCTTCGACCATGGCGTGGTCGGGCCCAACCCGCGCCGCGCCATCTCGAAGCCGCCGGAGGGCGTCTCGCGCTCGTAGACCTGGGAGAGCTTGCCGTCCTTGACCTCGATGTGGCCGGGCTCGTGGCCTTCGACCGCGATCTTGAGCGCCTCCGCCATCTTCTCGTGGCGGGCGATCGAGCGGTCGAGCACCTCCTTGTTGAGGTCGAGCACGTCCTTCGGCAGTCGCGCGATCGCCTCATCGAGCAGCTTGCTGATGTCCGCACCCTTTTCCAGGGTGACCGACAACTCGTTCTCCTTGTGCATCCCGCGCACGAACTCGAATTTGCCCAGAACCATGTGCCGGTTCATGGCGAAGTACGAGTTGATGTGCACGTCCTCGCCGGCAGGGTCCTTGATCGTGCTGGTGTCGATCCAGTCCGGCAACTCCGCGGCGGCGGTTTTCTTCTCGTCGGGGGAGGATTTGCGGCTGGCGAGCGTGTCGAGGAGTTCGCGGACCTTGCGCTCCTCGGCCGGCGTGTGCCGCTGCATGAACACGATGTCGGTGACGACGTCGGTGCGCGCGTTCTCGCGGAACGCGGTCTCGGGCAGGCGGATCGCGCCCAAGAGCTTGCCGCGCGCCGCCATTTCTCTGCGCGAGGTGGGGTCCTGCGCGTCCAAGAGATAGCGCGACACCACGGCGGCGTGGATGCCACCCGGCTGGAGCACGTCGAGGCCGGCGAGGAAAAACTGATTGTGGATCGAGTGCTCGTTGTATTCCGGCTTGTATTTGAAATGCAGCTTCTCGGAACCAAACGGCGGGTTGCCGATGTTGAGCACCGCCTCGCCGTCGGAGAGCGGGACATATTGCAGGCCGGAGTGCAGGATGGTGTCCTGCGGGTAGAGTTGCTGGGCGATGCGCTGGGTGAGGCTGTCGTACTCGACACCGATGAAGCGCGTATTTCCCGCAAGGTGGTCTGGCACGAGACCGAGGAAATTGCCGGTCCCGCTCGACAACTCCATCGTGAGACCGCCCCGGAAGCCGAGACGATCGACCGCCTTCCACATGGCGTCGATGACGGCCTTGGAGGTGTAGTGGGCGTTGCGGGTCGAGCGGCGGGCCGCGTGCATCTCCTCCTTGGTCAGGAGGGAGGCGAGTTCCTCGGCGCGCGCTTTCCACTCCGGCTTGTCGGAGAAGGCGTTGGCGAGGCCGCCCCAGCCGACGTAGCGGGCGAGCGCGCGCTGTTCATCCGCGGTCGCGCGGCGGCCGTCACGCTCGATCGCCTTGAGGATGCGGATGGCCGCGAGGTTGTCGTTGAACTTGACGGTCTCGCCGCCCTTGCCGAGCTCGACCTCGTCGGTGATCCGGAAATTGACCTTGGGGAGAGACGGCGCCTCCTCGGGCGCTACGTCGGCGGGTTCTTCTGGTATTCCCTTTCGGCTTCCGCGAGTTCTTTTCGCTCCCACGCCGGATGACCCGCCCCGGGCTCGGGGTCGAGCAGGATGTGGTGCTTCAGCGCCACCTCCTCCGCCTCGTGGGCCTGATACCCCTTGTCCCTCATCAGGTGGTCGATTTCCTTCTGCGCCAGCAGCGCCGCTCCCCGCAGGGCTTCGCTCAGACGGCCCTCCTGCTTCAGGGCGGCCACCTTCTTCGGCAGCCACTGGACCCAGTGCTTCCTCGCCAGGTGCTCCAGGTTCGCCACGCTCATGGGCGGTCTCCTCGGTGGGAATATGCGCCTGCGGCTGGGACGCCGCAAGGTCGCCCTCGACGTCCTTCATCGCCTCGCGGATCGCCTGGGCCCGGGACCACCCGCCGCCGCCCGGGATGACGCCGCCCTTCTCAATCCGGACGCCTTTCTCCACGCGGGTGTAGTAGATGCCGCCGCCGCGTCCCTCGTGGATCTGGTAGTCGACGCCGCCCACCCGCGTCGCGCCGCGCTCGGTCAGTTCGCGCTCGGCGCGCGCCGCCGGGGTTTCCTTGGTGGCCTTCGGTTCGCGCTCCTTCTCGCGCGCCATGTCGACGAGGTCGGTCTGCTTGCTCTCGTCGCCGAACAGCCCTTCGTCCGCAGGCTTCTGCGCCTTGGTCGGCTTGAGCTTCTCGTCCGCCTTGCGCTGCGCCTGCTCGCCCTCGGTGATTTTCTCAGCGCCTGGGATGACGGTCTGCTCGCCGGCGGGTGTGGCCTCGGTGGTCGGCTCGCCTTTCGTCGGCCAATTCGGGATCGGCTTCGGCTTGATGTTGCCGGAGAGGAAGAACTCATTGTCAGGATCGCGGGAGAATTTCGCCACGCCTGACCCAGCGACGCGACTGCGCTCGGCAAAATGGGTGGTGACGTCGATATAGACCATGTGCCCGTGGTCGCCAGCCTCGTGCACGTACCACTTCGCGATCTCGGGCTTGTCCGTGAACCACCGGCCGCGCGCGTTGGTGATGCCTCGCTCGTCCTGCGCCTGCTTGAGCCATTCCGGCAGCGGCTTCGGCTCGCCAGCGTATTCGCCGCGATAGAGACGGGTGTGGTTCTCGTTCAGTTTTGGCAGCGCGTCGATCGCCGCCTGCTCGGCCTCGGTCAGGCGCTCGTTGGCCGGCTTTTCGCCGCCAGTCTCGCCAGCGCCAGGTGCGTGCCCGCCCGCTTGTGGTACTTCGGCCGCTCCTTCGCCGGCGCGCTCTCCGCCTTCTTGCGCAGGTACTTCGCGAGATCCCGGTGCTGGGTGGGACTGAGGCTCACTGAAAGTCTCCTCCAACTCATCATAGTGCGGTGCGTCGGGCTCGACCATGCCGCTGTTGAGCTCGTTGGTGACAAGGGCGCGGTCGAGGGCGTCGTCGGGTGAAAGCCCGTGGTCGACCATCAACTGGATCGCGAGGTTGCGATCCTCGTCCAGGATGGTTCCGAAGCTGTTTTCGGTCAGGAAGTCGTCGAGGCGGTGGCCCGCGTCGCGCTCCGCCATGTAGCGGCTCTCGTCGTCGGCGCGCTCCTGGGCGTGACGATCGCCGTGCTCCTGGCCGATGGGGAACTGTTTGTTCCCGCGCATCTCCTCGGCGATCATGTCGAGGATGTCTGCCTCCGTCAGGGTGTCCGGCATGCCCTCGGGCTGGTTCTCGACGTAGCCGGCCTCACGCATCTGCTCGGTGAGTTCGTGGAGGGAGAGGCCGCCCTTGCGCAGCACCGGTCGCGGACCCTGGTTGGGCGCGATCGCGCGGGTGCTCTCGTCGAGGCCCATGTGCCGCAGGTCGGGCGTCGGCGCGAGACCGCCGCGGGCCGCGATGAAGGGAAGAAGGGAGACCGGCCCCTTTATAACGCGGGGAGCGCGGGGACCTTTGGCAGGCCGCCCTTGCCCGGGCTTGGCGGCTTCGGAAACGCCGGCGGGGCGCTCCCCGCTGGAGGCGCCCCGCTCCCGGTCGGGGGTACCCCGGCCGCCTTCACCCCCGGCACCGCCGGCTTCGCCTGCGGGGTGTCGCTCGTGATCTTGGGCACCTTCACCGGCTTGGGCGCGTGGAGTTTCGCCACCTTCGCCGCCGCGTGCAGCACCTTCTGGGTGCTGTTGTTCGGTCGGGGCAGCCTCCCCACCAGCTGCGGCGCTTGATGACGGAGAGCGTACGCCGCGTTCAGATGGCTGCTTGGGTTCCAGTATTGCGTCGGCTTTTGGGCCATAAATTTTCCTCACCTGATCGGGGGGAAGGCCATCACGGACCGCGGCGCGGCCGGCGGCGATCTGGATGGCGTCGGGGGCGCTGTGGCCCTCGTCGCGCATGATCTCGGCCGCCTCGGCGATGTGCGCAGGAGGAACGTCATTGAGATTGACGCCGGCCCGCTGGTACTCGGCCTCGACGGCGCCGTAGTGCTCCGGCTCGACCCGGCTCTGTTTCTGCCGGTCCGCGAGCACTTGCTCGAGCGGCTCGACGCCGACGGTGTTGCCAGGCGACTTGGCCGCATCCATCGCCGCGGTCTGCTCGGGCGCGGTCTGCTCGGTGCCCGCCGCGGAGCGTACCTCGTTCCCGTCCTGGTCGCGCTCGACGACGGTGGCCGGCTTCTCGCCTGCCTCCATTCGCTTCGCGACGTCGTCCTTGGAGAACGGCCCGAGGCCGAGCAACTCGTTCTCGCGGCCCTGGTCGGACAGGGTACGGATCTGCCCCGCGTCGACCTGTTTCGGGTCGTAGTGGAACACGCCGCGCGGGGTGTCGACGCGCTGCATGCCCTTGGGCAGCGGGAGTTCCCGTGTCCCCTTCGGGAACATCTGGACCGCACGCTCGCCCTTGACCAGCTGCTCCTGCTGGGCGCGCAGCGTCGCGTCGGTCTCGGGGACGTTCTGGCCGGTGTCGTTTTCCGGCGAAACCTTTTGCCCTTCAGGGGGTTGGGAAGTGCGATGGCCGGCCGGTGCTGACGTTCCGCCGCCCTCGCTTTCAGGACCGGCCGCTGGCGGAGGCGTCGCGGCCGGTTCTTCTTTGTTTTCAGCGGCTTGGGCGCCCTCGGCGGGGGCCTGCTCGACGGGCTTTTTGAGGTTCGCCGGGTTCTTCTTCCATTCCTTGAAGTGATCGACCGAAAACGCAGCCAATCCACCGAATTCGCCTTTCGTCTTGCCGGTGGAACCGAGATAGGCGGCCAATGCCTCTTCGGGGCTGCGGAACCCGATGAACCCTTTGTGCTGACGAAACAATCCGCTCTCGCGGTCCTTCTCGTCGAGGACAAAGACGTGCGGGCTGTCGAGGTGCCTCCCGACGAAGTAGTCGAAGTTGTCCCCGTCGTTGCCGAGCGCGTCCTTGTCCTCCCCGTAGGCGGAGGCCATCGTGGATTCCCCCGGCTCGCCGGTCTCCGGGACGGTCCAGCGCCGGGTGCCGCCCGCGCCGGTCTGGAGCTTGAGCCGGATGCCGTTCCAGGTCGCGTGCGCCTGCTGGAAGTTCCCGGCCTCGCCCTGCCGGTGGGTGTGGTCCTCGTCGATGATCGAGGTGGCGCGCTCGAGATCCTCCGCGGTGCGCAGTTCGATGGGGTTGTTGCGGGAACCGTCGCCCTCCGGCTCGATCTCGGCGAGGCGCGCGGCGCGCTGCTTCGGCGACCAGCCCTTGATGACGTCGTCCGAATAGCCGGCCTCGCGCAGCCGGGCGTTCGCGGCCTCGAAGTCGCCTGCCGGCTGATCTCGCTCCTGACCAGCCTCGGGCGCTTCCTCATAGACGGCGTCAACCGGTTCACCGTTATGGCGGACCCATTCGTCGCGCTGGCGAATCGTCTCCGCGGTTGCCGGCTTCGGTGGCCCGAACTGCTTGGCCTCTGCCTGCAACTGGGTGCGGGCGCCCGCGTAGGCGCTTTCCGGAATTTTCGGCTTTTGGCCACTTCGCTTGCGATTCCACTTCTCATACTGCCGCGCGTAGCGAGGGTCGTTCTTGATCGCGTAGTAATGGGCGGCAAAATGCGCGATGTCGTCGACCGAGTAGCCGAGGTTCATCCCATAGTCGCGGTGCCAGATCAGCGTCTCGTGCGTTCCGCGCGGCTCGACCGGCGTGCGGGCGATGCGGTCGAAATTCGGCCGCGCACCCGGCTCCGCCGGGCCAACGACGCCGCGCTCAGCCGCCGCTCGAAACTCCTCGGGCGATAGCCCCTCGGGCGGGACTTCGGGGCCGCGTTTCGGCGCTTCCGGTCCAGGCTCCTGGGCGCCCGTACGGGCTTCGCCTGTCGCGGCGCCCGCGCCCGCTGTCTCAGCACCCCTGGGACCGCCAGTCTCACCAGGACGCGGCCCGCCGGGCGCCGCGGTGCCAAAATCGCTGTAGTCCTGCTCTTGCTGCTGGGACTGCTCCTGCCTCTGCTTCTCCGTGTCCGGATGCGCCGCCTTGATGGCCGCCTTCAGGTCCGCGTTCGACATCGCGGCGAGGTGCGCGTCGGTGTAGGTCGGGTCGATCGCGCGGAGCGTGCTCTTGTAGTTGTCGCGGGTGGGCTTGTAGTTCGGGTTGGTCCGCTTGTTCCCCACAAACCGCGGGTCGAACTCGTCAGCGTGCGGCGGTCCCGGCGGCGGCCGCGGTTCCCGCTCCTCTTCGCCCTGCCGTTCGTCGCCTGGCGGCGGAGGCGGCTCTCCTTCGCGCCGCCGGTTGCGCAGGTCGTCCTCGGTCTCCAGGCGGACCTCGGGGCGCCGCGGCCGCGTCCCAGCGCCGCCGAACGCGCCCATGGCTGCGCCGGTCAAAAGCGAGGCGATGACGCGGCGGACGTCGAAATTCTTGGCGTACCCGGCGGCGCCGGTGGAAAACGAGTAGCCGGCGTCCGGGCCGTACGTGGTGGCGAGTTGCTCGGCGAGAAACTCCTGCATTTCGCCGATGCCGGCGAAGGCCACGCCGGTCTGCGCCGCGTGCGCGAGCCGCTCGACCGCCCACCCGGCGAAGCCCGGCCACGCGGGCAGGAGCTTCTCGATCGGCTTGAACACGAGGTGCAGCGGGATCGCCCCGAGCGCCGCGCCGGCGCCACCCATCGCGACGGCTGCTTTCTGCGCCTGCTCGACCGTGGCGCCCTTTTGGATCGCGGCGTCGAAGGCGTCGCCCGCCGATTGCAGCCCCATCAGGCCCGCGCCAACCGCAGTGCCGACCGCCGGGCCGCCCACCGCAGTGCCCGCCACGATGGCGGGCGCCATACCTGCGAGACCACCCAGCCCCTCGGCGACGCGGCCGGTGATGCTCTGCTTCTGCGTCTCGGACATCGGGAAGGCAGCGTCGGCCTGCTTTTGCAGGTTCTCGCCAGCTTGGTAGATCGCGCCCTTGCGCGGGTCCTCGGCGCCACCGGAGAGCGCCCCGATTCCTTGGGCGGCGAGTGCTGCCGGACCGACAATAGGAAGGGTGCGCACCAGCGGCGCCACGTCAGCCAACGCCTTGTTGGCGCTCTCGGCGCCCTTGAGCGTGGCGCCGGCCCCATGCGAGAGACCTGACCCGAGACCAGAGATGGCAGTCTCGGTGTAGCCAGGCCATTCCCGCTGTTCCGGCGTCGCCTGTTGGGTGGGTGGTGGCGTCGTGTAGGACGGCATGCCCCCGGCCTGGCCGGCGACCTCAAGCGCGGCATCATCCTGCGCCTGGGTTGGCTGGGCCTGCTGGGTCTGTCCCTCGGCTGGCGTCCCGTACTCGGAGAAATCCGCGCCGCCACCTTGCGGGGCCTGCGCTGCGGGGGTGCCGTACTCGCTGAAGTCCGCCTCACCCTCTTGCGGGGGTGAGGGGTGGGTGGGTTCGGTCTTTTGGGGGGAGGGTTGGACGGATTGCTGGGGGCCGGGCGCCCCGAAGTCCTGCGGCTCTACGGGCGGCGGGGTCTGCTGCTGCCGCTTGCGCGCAAGCGCGGTCGCACCGGTTTTTCTGATGAGACGATTGAGAACCGTCTCGGGATTGACAGGGCTGTCGAGGCCGGGATCTCGGTCCCGGATCAGGTTTTCGACCACACGCTCGGGTGAGACCCCGATCGTGTCGTCGAAATCATCGTACGCCATCAGGTCTGACCTTCGGGGATCGCTTGCTCCTCGGCCGACATCGCCATCTCGTCGTCGTTGGCGGTCTCAAGCGCCGAGGTCTGGTCCCCCTTAGTCTGCTGTCCGGGCGGTCCCTTGGTGCGCTGGTGCACGCCGTTCTTGTCCTGGAACCACGCTCCCATCGGCACCTGGGAATGGAACTGGTCAGGCGTCATGGTGCGCGCGTCGATGGGTTGGGCTTGGGTGGATCCGCGGAGCAATTCCTCCTTGACCTTCTGCGGATCGAGACCGAAAGCCTTATAGGTCTGCTCCCGGAAATTCGCCGTGTCCTGCTCGAGCTTTTTGTAGGCGGCAGCAGCTTGTTCCTCTGTCCATTGGCCGTGAGTGACCATCCCATCGATCGACTTGCGACGCGCGGTGTCGAATGCCTGGATGCGCGTCTCGGCCTTGTTGACCGCGTCCTTGCTGCCGCCCGTGCCGTTGGCGAGCGAAGCCGCGCGCGCGTTGAGGTACTTCGCCTGGGCCGCCCGATAGACCTCCATGTTGCCCTGCTGCTGGGCGAACATCATGTCGCGGAACGAGGTGGACAGTTGGTTGAAGTGCTGGCCCTGCGCCGCACGGTTGTCCTTGGTCTGCTCCTGATTGTTTTTCTCGGCCCCCTCCAGGCCCTGGCCCGCGCCGCGAGCGAACGAGGCGAATTTTCCCGGGCCCTGGATCTTCGACAAACCGGCGCCGAGACCGGCCGCGAACTGGCGCCCCTTGTCGATCGGCCGCGTCTCCGGGATGGCGTACGGTGTGTTCGGCTGCGCGGGAGGTGGGGGTGGCGGTGTCGGTCCTTGCGGGGCCAACGACATCGGCGGTCCCGGGACCTGGGTCCTGGTCGCGTTCATGTTCATGCCGGGAAGCGGAGGGCCGCCAGCGACCTGCCCCGGCTGCGCGTTCATCGGCGGCGCCTTGACCGGCATGCCAGGAGGAGCGGGCGGAGGCATCGGCGGTCGCGGCGGCGGCAGCGGCACGTTCTGCGGGGCGGGTGCGGCCTGCGCGCTGTTGCTCATGTTCGCTCCGCCGGTCGGGATATTCTGCACGGTCGGCGCGACCGTCTGTCCCGCTGCGATCGTCGCCCCATCCGCATCGGGCACGCTCGGCTGCGTCGGCATTGACGGCGGGGCGTTCTGTCCCTGCATCTGCGGATTCGGCGGTCCGCCCGCCATCGCATTGGTGGCATACCCCTGCGCGCCGGCGCCGATCATGTCGGACAGATCGATGTCGGTGGGAGTCGGCTGGTTGGTGCCCTCCGCTGTGTAAGGACGCGGCCGCGGCATGGGAACGGGCGGCGCTTGTGGCGCGCTCTGCGGCCGCGGTTGCGGCATTGGCACGTGCTGTCCGACACCGGGGGCAGCACCCGCGTCCTGTCCCGGCACCCAGCCGACGCCGGAGGCGCCCTGGTTGCTGAAATCGTCGGGGAGGAACGCGCTGAGAAGGTTGTCCATGACGCCCATGTTCGCTCCTTACGCCGCGAGGCCCATCTGCTCGGCGAGCGGGGCGGTGGTGTCGCGCTTTTTGGGCGCGGGCTTCTTGGTCAGCTGGTGGTTCGGGATGACGGTGATCGGGTGCTTGGGCACGATCACCTCCGGACCGTTCTCGCCGACGATGGAGGGCCGCCCGACCGGCGGCGAGCCGCCTGCCGCAAAGCCCATCATCATCGTCGGATCGGTGAGCCCAAAGGAGTCGGACAGCGAAGCGGTCGGGTCCGTAACGCCAGCCGTTGCGCCAGCGCCTGGGGCGGACCCCATCGACGGAAGGCTGAGCGGGTGGTTGAAGCCGTTCATGAAGGCGCCGCCCGCGGTCGCGTTCGGGTCCTGCTGTTGCTGCTGTTGCGGCTGTTGCTGCTGGCCCGGCTGCGGCGCGGCAGGCATCATCGCGATCTGCGGCATCGCGTTCGCTTGCGGGGCGGCCACCGCAGGCATCGCGTTCGGCGTGTCGCTGGCGATCCGCGGGACAACAAGCTCCGGCCCGCGCTCGCCGACCACCGCCGGTTGACCAGCGCCGAGATCGCCGCCGTCGGCCAGAAACATCATCGCCCCCATGGCGGCAGCTGTCCCGGCCGCCTGCATCCCGGAATTGTCGGGCTTGTACTCGGTCGCGGTCGTCGATGCGGGCATCGCCTGCGACCCGGCGCCGATGGTCTGATTGAGAAGCTCGGTCGAGAGGTACGGCTGCTGCTGCTGACGCAGGAACTCCTGATATTTCGCGTTGTCCTCCGCCTGCGACTGCGCCGTCTGCTGCTGGCCCATCTGATTGACGAGACTGGTCGCGCCCTCGCGTCCTGCCTGGAGATTCTCGAGGCCGGTCGCGCCCGCCGCCTCCCGCTGCAACGCGGTCTCGTTGAGGTTCGCGTTCGTCGTCTGGGCGTTGAGGTTGTTCGAGACGTCCTGGGCTCCCGCGCCGATCGCCGTGTTGAAGGCGTTGTTGTAGGCGTTGCCGATGAGACCAGTGCGGGCGATGTTCTGCTCGTTGGTGAGGTTCGAGCGATAGAGCGCGTCCTGGCTGTCGTTGCCAAAAGCCCCGGCCATCGTCGAGTTCGATGCGGCGCCGCGATTCTGCGTGTCGAACTGCTGGCGCTGCTGCTCGAGTTGCGGCGCGAGCGCCTGCATCACGTACTGATTCATGTACGGGTCCATCTTCGACGCGATGGTGCTCGCGTTGACGGAGCTCGGACCCGCGGTGGCGGCGTTGTTGATGTAGCCCGCAGCCGTATTCCACGCCGGGTCGGCGCCGATCGTGTCGGCCATGCCGAACGATTCGTGCTGCTGCCCGGAGATCGGCGCGACCATCTGCCCCGTGTACGCGGTCGGTCCCTGCTGTTGCAGGTTCTGCGCGAATTTCAGGTTCGAGGTCGCGGCGCCCGACACCGCCGGATTGGCGGTCGACTGGGTCGTCTTACTTCCAGTTTCGGTTGGGCCGAAGCACATCAGTGCAACTCCGGTTTTGCTGCCCCGAGCACGGTGGGGCGCGTGAAGCTCACGCCGCTGCTGCGGCGCTTCATGTGTCCGTTGATGATGACCTCTCGGCCGGCGCGCTTACCGAGCGCGTCCGCCTCGGCGAGGAGCGAGGCGCCGACACCGAGATGGTGGAAGGCCGGATAACAAAAGAACCAGCGGTCCGTGATGAACCCAGCTTTCGTGTTGTACCACCAGCGCGGCATGATGAGGCCGAGCGAGCCGATGATGTGCCCGCTCAGACGCGCGACGATGGCTGCCCCATTGTGCACCACGTCGAGGACACCGCGCATGCTGTCATGCGGGTCGATCGGTGCGTAGAGCACGGGCTGCGCGATAACGCACAGGAAGCGGTGGATCTCGATCGCCTCCTCGTCGGAGGTGGCGAACGAGATTTCCGCCCGCTCAACCGGTACGGTTTGATCCGCCCTTTTGGAGGTCTGCGATGAGGGTGCAGAGGACATTGTTGAAATCCGTTTGAGACGGCGACGCCGGGATGGTGCGCTGCGTGGTGTAAGTGTTGTTGAGGACGAAGTTCGAGGCGATGTCGATCGTGTCGTTGTCGATCGATGCCTGCGAGACCATGGACAACTGGCGGAACAGCCAGTCGATCTGCTGCGCCGGCGTCCCGCTCGGGCGCCCCTGCATCATGTACTTGCGCATCAGTTCGCCCGGCGCGTGCCCATGGGCCGGACATAGGCGGTGGGCTTGCCGAACCGGAAATACTGCCCGAGGCCGTTGCCCGCGAGGAGGAGCGAGAGGAAGCGCCCTGCGATTCGAAAATCGACCATACCGCCCCTGGTCATGGTCTCGGTCTCGGTGTCGATCGTTCCCTGATCGATCTCGTCGTAGGCATTGACCGTCGCGGAAACCGTCCCGGTGAGCGCAAGCCAGTCGAAGCGGACGCCGTCGACCAGCATGTTCGTCCCGCTTTCTTCCAACTCCGTCGGAGCGAGCTCCATGCTCCAGGAGATCGCGACGCCGTTGTTGTCGTAGCCCTGCTCGTGCTGGTAGATGAAGCCGTCGGTGAAGGGGATGTAGGGCGACGTGTTGCCCTGGGTGAAGTGTGTCCCCGCGTGCCGACCCTCGTTGAGCGGCCACCAGCATTGCTGGTCGATCGAATAGACCACCGTCTTGGTCGGGTTCTGCTGGCCCGAGACCGTGTAGCAAAACCGGATCTCGTTGAACTTTGGAATGTAAGTCGCCGTGCAGCTGTAGGCGTAGTTCTGGTCGAGCGCGTCATAGACCGCGCGGCGGATGTCCTCGACCTGCGGGATCGGGCGGACCGAGCCGTCGTACATGAAGAAGTTGTCGGTCCCCATCCAGAACGCCACGCCGTTGATGGTGACAACCGCGTTGGGACCGATGAGACCGCAGTCCTTGCCGGCAAGGGACGAGTTGTAGACGTACTGGTTGCCGGAATACTGGAAGAGATAGGCCGCAGCATCCGACCACACCATGCTGACGAAGGGCCCGAGCACGCGGCCGCCAACCAGCTTGGTTCCCTCCGTGAGGGTGCGGGTGTTCGCAGTATTCGAGGATGCGGGCGTCCAGACGGTGAAATCGCCCTGCGTGCACCACGCCACCACCATGCTCTCGCGCAGCGCAAAGACGAACCGCTCCGGCGTCACGAAGAGGGCGCGGCAGTCGGTTGGAGCCGAGGCGTCCACCTTCACTGCGCGAGGCCACGGCTGCGCCTGCGTCGGATCGAATTGATAGACCGTTCCGCCGTTGTAGGTCGCGACCAGGAACTTGCCGAAGTGATCGAGCGACCAGACGCGCGGCTCGATCACGATGGTCGAGCTCGAATGGGCCGAGCCGTAGGTCCCGAGGCCGTAACCACCGACGCCGTAGCCGAGGCCGAAGGCGGGGTTTTCCGTTCCTACTGAAATCTCGAACTGGTAGGCGACGGAAGCGCCGCCACCGGTGGTCGAGGCATTGGCATTGCTGCCGGCCACAAAGGTCAGGTTGTTCGAGTCGACGATGGTGGCGACGATCCATGTTCCGTTCATCGTGACGGTGGCGACGGCGCTCGCGCCGGAGATGATGAGCGTGTCGCCTGCCTGCGCGCCATGCGCCGTGAGGGCGAACTGAACCGAGGGAGAGCCGCTCGTCGTCGTGAACGGGTTGCTGCCGGCTGTCCCGCTCGTCCGGATCGGCGTGACGTCGTTCTGCGCGAAACTCGAGTCGTAGATGTAGAGCTTGCGATAGGTGCCGGTGGCGATGAAGTTGTCGGCCTGGTTGTCGCGCCAGGCGTGAGCGATGCGGGGCTGCCCGGAGGCCGGGGTCGAGACGGCGACGATGTTGCCGCCGTTCTTCTGCGGCCTCCCGCGGACCCAGCGCACGCCATCGCTGTTGAGCCATCGCCCTTCAGCGGCTCGCTTGCTCTCGGTGAGGATCACACCCGGCGGGGGCGTGATGGTGAGAGGACGCGCAGCGGCCATCAGGGCTGGACTCGCCCGGCCGACGGTGAGATGCTCGGCGTCAATCCCGGAGCCCAGTCATGCGAATGGACTTTCTCGTGATCGGCCTGATCTGCTTGGCGATCGCTGGCGCATCGATTGCGCTCGATGGTGAGCCCACCTGCGTCAAACAGGGGGCCGCCTCGGTTCTTTGGCACGGCGCCTGCTGACTCAACGCTTGATGAGGCGGTTGCAGATCGTCGCTGGCGGGACGACGTTGTGCGCACCACCGCCCGGCGGTGATGCACCGCCTCCAGTCGCTGGAACGGTCGCCGTTATGCCCGTGGTGGCGGTGCTTGTGTTAACCGTACCTGTGACTTGCAGCGCATTGTTAGCGGCAAGGCTTGAGGATGCGCCGCCTCCTGATGGGACCGTATGAAAATGCCCAGGATCGGTGATCGTGACTGGATGCGTATGCGCAGGGATTTCTCCGAACGTCAGCGTGTGCGCCTGCTCGCCGCCGGTGGCGTTGAGCTTGGTGCCGTCGATGCCCTGCGTGGTGGACTTGGTGAGGTTGCCCTTCGCCGTCCCACCAAGGTCGTCGCGGATGAACGGTGCAGCACCGCGTCGGTCCGGCAGATTGAAGGTGGTCGCGGCGTCACCCTGGCCGTAGGGCAGCGCGCGGATTGCAATGCCGGTCGCCGTTCCGGTCGCGGCCTGCGAGAGCGTCAGGGCGGTCGCGGAATTGATCGAGGCGATCGTCGTGCCGGTCGGGATGCCGGTGCCCTCGATCAGCGCCCCGACGAGACCCAAACCCCGCAGGTCCACCGTGAGATTGTCGAGCGTCGTGTTGGTGTGGGTGTTGCCGGTGATCGCAACGCCGCCGATTGAGTTCGGCGCGATCGCGGCAAAGAGCGCGGCGTCGGTCGTGCGGTTCTTGGTCTGCCCGACGGGGAAATACCAGCCGGTCGGCTCGACGAGGCCGGAGTAATCGATCTCGGCGCCGGACGGGATGTAGGCAACGCCCTGAACCTGGAAGGCGTTCGGCGAAAGGACATTGATGACGCTCGGGGTGGAGGCGCCAGCGCCAGTTATCTCAAGGACATCGGCGCCGTTGACCGTGACGCAAACGTCCTGCGTTCCCTTGCGGCGGATGCCGGTGCCCTGCTCGTTGAAGAAGGAAATGCCCGGGGCCGCGAGCGTGCCATCCGGGGCGAAGTATTGCGGATCGCCGAGCGAGGCAGAGCGGCCGACGAAGCAATTATTGTTGCCGTCGCACCAGACCTTGGCCCAGCCGGAGGGAATGGCGAGCGACGCCGACCCGGACGGCGTCTTGAATGTCAGTGTGTGTCCCGCGAGCGTGCAGCCGTTGTTGACGAGCCAGATCTTCGACAGGTTCGGCACCTGCACGATCTGATTTGACGCGAGCGTGCCGGAGAGGTCGAGGATCGCGTGGATCGCCCCCGACGGCCCGGCCGGCGGCGGAGAGGCGGACAGGTCGAGCGTCCCACCCGTAACCGTCTGCGGGTTGCGCCCCGCGATCGCGAGGTCGACCTCGTCCATGACACCGGAGTTGAGCAGCGAGCCCCAGGTGTTGTTGTTGTTGCCGATGCCCTGCTTGAGCAGTCCCAGCAACGCGGTGAACGTGTCGCTCGCCACTTACGGGATCTCCACGTCGATGATTGAGCCGCGGCGGAAGCCCTCGTTCTCGACCATGATCGAGGACGCGAGAGCGGTGAGGCGCTGCACGAGCTTGTTGTATTCCTCGGTGTCGCGCATGAAGTCGGCCGCCGCCGCCTGGCACGCGGTGCGCACCAGTTGCGGATAGCGGTTGGTGAGGAAATTGGTGGTGTTCGTCCCGGAGAGCTTCGCCAGCGACTGGTAGTAGATCAGGTGGCAGGAGCAATCCTGGGTGAAGGCGCCGTCGAACTTGATCGTCTCGTTCCAGATCGCCCAGCTGCGCGGGAAAGCCTGGACGAGGTTGTCGCACGAGTAGGTAGCGCCAGAACCCCCACCCGATCCTGCCCCACTGGCGGTGGTCCCAAGCACCGTGGTGTCGACCACGAAATTGTTCACGTCGGTTATAGAGGTGATCGGGAACGTCCCGTTCGGCGTGATCCCGTTGACCGCCGTTGCACCAGCAATCGTGAACACGCCGCCCTGGTTGAAGCCGTGGCCGGCGAGATTGACGCTGACCGAGGCGGACAGGTTCGTGGTGGTGAACGGCGACGCCCCGAGGTTGCCGCTCGTGGTCGTGTAGGTGCGGCGCCGCTTGACGACGCTCTCATCCCGGTGCTGGAACTCCGTGTTCAGCGTCGGGCACCAGATTTCCCCGATCGGATCGAGGAAGCGGGCCGGCAGCACGATCTCCGAGTTGCCGGCCGGGATGCGGAAGAAATACTCCGTCATCATCTCGCGGACGCGCAGGGTGCCCCAGAGGAGCGCCTGCATTTCGTCGACGATCGTGACCTGATCGAGCTTGGTGTACGGAACCCAGTTGAGCAGGGATCCGGCAACACCTTTGCCGGCGATCAGGGTCGTATAGTCCACGGGTCGGCCCCTGCCCTACCGGATCAGTGCTTGAGGCTCGGGTCGGCAGGACCGAAACCGTCGAGGTAATGGCGCAGCGCCGGACCGACCTGCTCCTCGGGGACCAGTTTCTCGTCGAGCACTAGATCGATGACGAGATCCTTCTGGCGCGCGTGCACCTTGCCGTAGCGCATCTTCGCAGCCAGCTGCACGAGCCACGGCTCGTAGCGCAGCTGGCCCCGCAGCCAGGCGGCGAGGTTGACCTCCATCGCGAGCTTCTCGCGGGCCGCCGGCGAGGAGAACTCGTCCACCTGCTCCGGCTCGTCCTCGGGGACGAAGCGCGCCATGCGCTCGAGTCGCCCCTCGAGGCGCTTAGCCATCGCGTCGGTCCACGGCGGCCGGAACTGCACCGGCTTGCCCTCGGCGTCGTGGCCCGACCACGGCTGGCGCTTGCCGGAATCGGGGAACAGGCTGCCGTCGAGCGCGAACGGGAAACCGTCCTGCCAGAAGGCGATGCCGTAGTGCGGATCCTCGGGCGTGCGGTCGCCGTGCACGGTCGAGTGATCCCGACTGGGGTCGAGGGTCAGCGTCGGCAATTTGCGCGACGGCGCCTCGGCCGTCTGAAGTTCGGTGGTCATGTCTGCTCCGAAAATGAAAAGGCCCGGCGCAATGCCGGGCCTCAAAACGACGGATCCGCCGTCGCGCGGGTCTTAAGCGACCTTCGGCAGGCTGGTCGCGATGCGGGACTGGATCGAGCGCACGACGCTCGCCCAGTCGCCTTTCCGCGGCTGCCGGATCAGCAGCGCGTCGGGATACCAAGGGGTCGTGTCGCCCCACCGCCAGCAGGGCTGGTGGCACAGCATGATCCAGGTGTGGGCGCCGAGAGAGGCGGCGAGGTGCGCAACCGAAGTGTCGACGGTGATGACGATGTCGAGCCAGCCGATCGCGTGCGCGGTCTGCCGCATGTCGGTGAGCTTGTCGGAAAGGTCGGTGAGGTGCCCTGCCTTCACCAGCGCATCGAACTCGATCCGGTCGCGGTCCGGGACGTCCTTTTGCAGGGAGAAGAACTTGACCCCGGGGGTGCGCCAGAGCGGCCCGAAGGCGGCGATCGGCATCGAGCGATTTGCGTCGTTCGCCTGGCCCGGGTTACCCGCCCAGGCGATGCCGACGCGGGTGGCTGGATTGTGGAGGCTGTCGCCGATGAGCTTGCCCCAGCGGTCGCAGTCGGGGCAGTGGAACATCTGCTCGCGCGGCTCCCAGTGCGGGATGATGCCGAAGAAGCGCGGCAGCGACATGAGCGGCGAGTGCACGTCGTGCGCAGGCAGGTCCGTGTCGCTCGTCAGCAACTCGACCCCCTCGAAAGCGCCGGCGCACAGCGCGCGCAGCGCGGTGTGGACGTAGAGCAGGATGCGCGCCGGGCCCTTGTCGAGAACACGTTCCACGTAGCGCATGAACATGATCGAGTCGCCGTGGCCCTGCTCGCCCCAGAGGAGGATGGTCTTGCCGGCGAGGCTTTCGCCGTTCCAGCGCGGGGCCGTGGAGGGCATCCGGTAGATGCGCTCGCTCGACGCAAAGCGCGCCTCGTACTCGTCCCATGCGTCGGGGTGGCCGAGGTGCAGCTTGGAGATCGCGCGGTTGTAGCGGGCATCGCGGAAATCCGGATCGCGCGAGAGCGTCGCGTCGAACGAGGCGATGGCCTCGTGGTGACGGCCGAGCTTGTTGAGGGTGCAGCCGCGGTTGAAGTGCGCCACCGCGTTCTCCGGGACGAGAGCGAGAGCGCGATCGATCGCGGTCAGCGCCGCGTCGTGGCGCCCGACGCGCATCAGCGTGTTGCCGAGGCTGTTCCAGGCGATGGGATTGTCGGGCTGGAGATGGGTGGAAAGCCGCAGGTCGGCCTCGGACTCGTCGTAGTGGCCGAGCTCGCCCAGAAGCGTGCCCCGGTTGGAAAGCGCCGCCACATAGCGGCGGTCGGCCTTGAGGGCTCGTTCAAACAAGTAGAGCGCCTGAAACTTGTCCTGGCCGAACAGGAGACCGCCCAGCCGGTTATAGGCCTTGGCGTTCTTCGGGTCGGCCTTGATGATGGCGCGCAGCACCTTCTCGGCGTCCGCCGGACGGCCTTCCGCCTCGAGCTTTGCGGCGAGGGCCAGTGCTTCCTCGCCGGTGAGTATCTGTTCGGTTTTCATGGTCTCCCCAAGCGAAACGGCCCCGGCGTGTGCCGGGGCCGCCTTCGTAGTTGTCCTCCGTCGAGAACTCTTAGTGGTTCTCGATGATGACGTGGTCGACCGGGCCCGCCGCGCCCACGTCCCCGTCCGCCGGCGCTTCGGCGCCGTCGAGCGAGTGCGCGAGATTGCGGGTGCCGCCGTGGAAGGCGCGCTCGTCGTCGATGATCGACGACGGGATGTCGAGCGCGAGATCCACGTTGTCCATCGCGACTGCGGTCAGGATGCTCTGACCCTTGCGATCGACCTTCTCGTGGTGGAGGCCCTCCGACTTGCCGTGTCCGCCGGTGAGAGCCTCGGTGATGAAACCTTCGCTCCCGCGTGCGACGCGGTCCTTGCCGTAGGGGTCGTGCGGTCCAGGGCCTTTCGCCATGGCACGTCCTTTCATTGTTCGAATGAAGTATCCGGCCCCATGGGCGCAGGCCCGATGGCTCCGGAAACGGGTGGCGGATCGCCCTGACGCCGCGGGCTCGCCCGCGAGAGGCGAGTGAACCCATCGTGAGCCGGCGAGCCGGTGTGAACGGCGTCGTCGAACTTCTCGATCGGGTGCGGGTCGTTGAGCTTGACCGGCTGGTTGCGCCGGCCTTGGAAGAGTCCCATTGCGATCCTCCGGGATGAGGAAGGGGGCCGAAGCCCCCCTCCGGTTACTGGAACGAGATGCCGTGCCAGTCGATGAGGACCTTCACCAAGCCACCGCCGGCCGGCGTACCGCCGGTGCCGGCAAGATCGGTGATGACGAAGTTGGTGTCCTTCGGGATGCGCCCACCCCACGCGCGGAAGTTCGCATCGAGCGGATAGCCGTCGAGCTCCACGTGGTGGGCGAAGTCCTGAAGGTTGCGCGGCGGGTTGCCGGTGATGGCTTCCTGCGACGCGCGATGGATGCCGGTGGCGTAGCCGAGGATGGCGGTCGTGCCGAGCCGATAGCGACCATAGGTCGAATCGGCCGACGACGTGCCAACGTCGATCTCCGGAACCGTGGTCGTGCCGACCAGAGAGGTCGCCACGTCAACCATGATGTCGCGCACGAAACCGGTGCAGCCCTTCGGGCCGATCATGTTGTGCGTGACGGTGGTGGCGCCGAAGGTCGTGTCGTTGAAAACGTACTCTTCCTTCTGCACCGAGCCAGCGTGATCGTAAGACATTGTGTCTGTCTCCTTTTCCTGCTGGCCCGATCAGGCCGCCGAGTCCCACATCACGATGCGCGCGTTCGTCGCATCGGTGTGGACCAAGCCAAACCCGCCGAGGTAGTACCAGGCGATGCCGCGCGACCGACCGTAGTCGCCCGGGATTTTCGCGCGGATCTCTTCCGGGATACACACAGCCTCAGTGACCGTGTCCCCTCCCATGATGAAGGCCCAGGACGAGAGACCGTTGGTCCACGCCTGCGCAGTCCCGCCCCACGGATCGTACGTGGTCGCGTTCGCCGCGCCGCCCTTCGGGATGAAGGTCTGCTCGATGTAGCGGGTCGACTCGTAGCGGCCGATCTCGCCGTTGAAGATCATCGCGAGACCAGTCTCCGTGTACTGGTGGATGGTCTCGAGGCTGTTCTTCAGGTTTCGCCAGGTGGTCGGATGCGACACGCCGACGTAGTCGTCCGCGGTGAAGGGCGGGATGTTCCGTTCCTTCATCGTGTCGACGATGGCCTTCGCGTGTCCCGTCCCGTAGGCGAGGTTGTTCGTCACCGAGGCAGTGCTGTTGGTGTCGAGGTTGATCGCCGTGGCGGAGTTGCCGCCGCTGGGCTCTGCGCGCAGCGGGGTGTTCTTGAACTGCAAATACGATTCGATGTCGAAGTATTTGCGCGCGTCATCTTTCAGCGTCTTGTCGATGATCGCTGCGACCTGATGCTTCGCCATCGCGAGCAGCTTGCCCGAGTACGGGACGGAGTTGCCCGCCTCGAACACGGTGAGACTGTGCTGCTGCATGGTGAAACCGGTCTCCGGGATTGGCGCACCCTCATCCAGGCGACGGCCTTGCGTCCCCAAATTCGAGTAGACGTCCCAGAAATACTTATCGCCGCGGTTGAGACCCTTCTCGGTCCCATCCTCGGCGTCGCACAGCTGTCGCATCTTGGTCAGCGGCTGGACTTGCTGCCGGAGAACGTCCGAAAGCTCGTCGCTATACATGAAGCCGCCTTCCGCAGCGACAGCCCAAAGCTGTCCTGCCATTTAAGGCTCCTTACAGACTTAGCGTTGATGTGAGATCAGGCGACGACGCGACCGCGTGGCTCCGCGCGTCTGCGTGCCATTGCGGCGACGACTTCGGAGCGGCTGCGTTGCTGCGGCTGCCCCTGGTCTGCTCGCGGTGTCACCGATCGGTTGGGTTGCTGCGGGATCGTCTCACGACGCTGCGTGCGGTCGACTTTGACCTCGACGCGCGGCTTCGCCGTGGGAATTTGATCCTGCGGGGTCTCGGCCGGGGTTCCCTTCCACTTCCGGAAATCGCTGACGGCCGTCTCCATGAGATCGTTCATGGGACGGACCTTCGCGCCCTCGTGCCGATAGTGGAGGTGCCAACGGCCAAGCTCCTTCTGATCGGTTGGATTGGGCAACTGCGCTTCCGTAAAGCCGAGTGCCTTGAGATCCTCGTACTGCATTGCCGCGACGTCGGTCTTGACTGCGGCGACTGCCTTCGGATCGGAGGCGATGTCGGGATGTTTTGTCTTGAGGTCCTCGAGCGTCTTGAAATTCCGCGCGAGCTCATCGCGTCGGCGGTCCTCTCGCAACGTCTCTTGGGCTCCTTGTTTGGCCCCCTTCGCGACGACTCCCTCCACGATCGTCTTGAGGGTCTTTGCGGCCTCCTCCGGCGCCTCGAATTGCAGCTGCTTGACTGCATCGACCCACGGATCGACGGCCTCCTCGGCGGGGTGTTCGCCGCTGGCCTCGGTTCCGGGTGCCGGAGTTTCCGTGGTTTCGCTGCCGGGGTGTTCGGCGGCCGGGCCACGGACCCGTTGTTCGGTCTGCTGAAGCAGCGTGTTCACGCGCGTCAGTGTGGACGATGCCTCGTCGGCCTTGCGACGCGCTTCGTCCATGTAACTGTCGCCAGCGAGGCCACGCTGGGCCGCGGCGAGCAATTCCTCTTCGGAGAGTTCGAGCTCCTGGCCGCGCACCTTCACCTTGCGCTTGACCACCAGAGGCTGCTCGGTCTGCTCGGTCTGCTGCTGCTCCGGCTCGCTCTGCGCGGTCATCTCCGGCGGCACGCCCTGGTTGGCGAACGCGCGCAACTCGGCGACGTCGTCGGCTTCCTCGCTGCGCACGCGGCGCTCGCTGAAACGCTTTGCAATCTCGGCGCGCGGGTCCGGCCGGACCTGCGGCGCCTGGCGCTCCTCGGTCTGCTCCTGAGCGCGGATACCGCCATTTCCTTCGGTGCCGACGTCATCGGGACCGGTGGTCTCAGCCGACTGCTCGATGATCCCATCGCTCGGATTGCCATCCCGCGGCACCTCTTTCCGGTCGATGCGGCCTTGGGCTTCGGCGATCTGCTCAGCTTTGCTCGGGGGCATAGGTTCCTTCCCTTGTTACAAGTCCCATTTCAACGGCGTCCTCCTCGCCCTCCTCGGTCTCAACGAGGATGTCGAGTAGCTCTTCGCGTTCCTTCTCGGTAAGCAGCTTGTCGGCCTCCAAGCCCTTCTGAATCACCTGCTTGATCCAGTCGCACAGCTGCTCGAACCGCCTGACCTCGTATTGCTTCTCGCGAATGCGCTCGCCCTCGGTCGGCGGGATGTTGACCAGCGCGACCAATGCGGCCGCCGCCTCGATCTTCGCGAGTTGCAGCATCGCCATGACGGGGCGTAAGCCGTTGGTCGCTGCGAGTTGCGTCTCAAGCTCCATCGAGATCGCGAACATCTGCGCGACCGCGATGGCCTCCAAAGGCTCTGTCATGTGATGTCCCAGAAGTTGGCGGCTCGCGGAGCGCGAGTGCCGCCTTAGAGCTCGCCGGTCGCGAAAAGCCCGAGCACGGCTTCAATGGCGTCCTGGACGTCCCGCGCGTCGGCGATCTCGTCCGGCCGCAACGGCGGCGGCGTCTCGATCGCCGGCAGCGGCGGGAATGGGCGCGCCTCGATCTCGCCGCGCGGTGGCGGCGGTGGTGGAAGCAGCGGTCGGGGCGGATCAGCCTGCGTGCGCGCCGTCTTGTAGGCGCCGCGGTTGACCTTCGGGCCGCGCCAGATCGACGTGCCGCCCTTGGTGACGTCGATGACGATGGTGCCGGCGCCGGCCGTGAGACCGTTGCCGACCAGAATCGCGTTGTCGCCGCCGAGGATCAGTCCGGCCTGGGCCGTGCCAAAGACGCCGGAGAAGAAGGCTTGCAACGCAGCCGAGGCGCTCCCGGCCTGGGCGGTCGCGCTGACGCCCGTCAGCGGCGCGCTATCGCTCGGCGTGATCGTGCCGGCCTGCGCTGTGGCGGCGACGCCAGTGATCGTCGCCCCGACCCGCGGGGTAAGGTTCCCGGCGGCCGCGGTGGCGGCGACGCCGGCTACCGTGATGGCAACGGATGGCGTGATCGCGCCGGCCGATGCAGCCGCCGCCACGCCGGTGACGGCGCCCGCGACGGTCGGCTGCGAGATCGTGCCGGCGCTCGCGGTGGCAGCAACACCAGCGACCGTGACGGCGACGCTCGGCGTGATGTTGCCTGCGGTCGCAGTGGCGGAAACGCCGGTGAGGTTGACGTTGAGCGGCGCTCCGGCGAGATTCGGGAGATACTTCTTACGCCTGCGCCAAAGGCGCGGAAGTTGCCGGACAATAAGGGGCATACAAAGCCCCTATTACGGGGTTTCTTCCCAGCGGATGGTGCCGGAGCAATTGGTCGACGACGGCGCTGCGTTGAGCGTCAGCCCAAGTCCCTCGCCGGCGAGACAGGCCGCGCGTTCATCGACATCTGCGGGCTGGTACTCCCACGGCAACAGAACGTCCCATGTGTACGATTCGAGCGTCTGCGTCGTGGTGCTGCTCGCCTGCGACGTGTCGTTGGCATGAGCAGCCGCCGTCGTGGTCGCTTTGGTGTCGCCATCGTTGACGAGGTTGACCGTCGGCGTCGAGCCGCCGGACCCCGCCGTCACGGTCGCACCGGTGTAGCGCTTGAGCGACAACCGAAATTCTGTGGCCGATGTCTGACCGATCGCGCCGAGGCAAATGTAGCGCAACTTGAGACCATTGGCCGTTCCGGCTTTGACGAAAAAGATGTCCTGCACAGCCGAGATCGCGACGTTCTCGAACTGCATGACGTAGACACGCGAGCCCATGCTCTATCCCCTTCTGAAAAACACTTTCTTGCGGCGATAGAGACCGCCGAAAGGCGTGTAACTGATCGCGATCAGGCCCTGGAATGCGCTGCCGCCACCACCACCGGTGCCGCCCGCCGCGCCTGAGCAGAGAGCCGCACCGCAGCCGCCGCCGCCGCCGCCGCCACCGCCGCCACCACCGCCGCCGTAGTGACCGCCCGCTCCGCCTGTCGATCCGGGGCTTCCGGGGTTGCCGGCGCCGCCGCAGTTCTGCGGACCACCGGCCCCGTGAGCCCCGACGCTGCCGCCGCCGCCTGATCCATGCGTCGCGTCAAACTGAGTGCCGTTGGCACCGCCCGCGGTATTGCCGTTGTCGCCCGTCGGAGTGCCGCCCGCGCCGTGCGGGCCGGCTGCGCCGCCTCCGAGACCACCGTCGCCACCATTGCCGCCGGCCGCGCCCGTGTTGAGGCCACTGCTACCGGCGACCCCCGAGCCCCCGCCGTTTCCGTTGCCGCCGCTAAACTTCGTCGTGCCGACACCGGACGCGGCAGCACCGCCGGTTGAGCCGGACGCGGCCTTGGCCAGGACCGTGGCCGAGCTAACGACCCAGGTATCGCCAGCGCCGACCTGAATGTTGGCGGTGCCACCGGGCGTGAGCGCAAGATTGTTGACCAACGAGAAGGCGCCGCCGCCACCACCGGCCCCGCCGTTGCCGCCCGTGCCACCTGTCGTGCTGAAGGTGGAGCAGGCCCCAGGGGCGGTCGTTCCGGATGCGCCGGTGGCTCCGCTGCCGCCGCCCGCTCCGGCGCCGATGGTGTTGACCGTGTTCAGGCCAACGTTGAAATCGGCCGGAACAGGTACGGTCGCGCCCGATGTCGCGAAGAAGAAAAAGGTAACAGCGACGAAATCATCACGCTGTGACAGCGCGATCCATTCATCGAGGCTGAATGCCTCGCGCTCGACAACGTACTGTCCCGGAACCACCGGATTTTGCTGCGGTGGCGCAAACCCGCGCCGCACCGCGGCCGTGCCCAGGGAGAGCACCAGCGCCGCGCTCGCGACGAAGCTGAGGTAAACCAGCCCGTTTCTCGGGCCCAGAATTTTCACTTGACGACTGTCCCGTCGACCAGGAGCACGCCGGCTTCACCGGCTTCACCAGCCGGCCTCGGCTCCGGCAACGGATGCTGATCGATCGAGCCCGCCGCCATGTTGACGAAAATCGTATCGGGTTCGAGCACCATGATCTGATGCTCGATGTCCGGCGGTAGCTCGCGATTGGCATCCGCCGGCGTCATCTCGACCGTGGGTTCGCCCTTGATCTCAAGTCGTGTCCGGCCGCGAATAACCCGGTGCCCATGCGGCGTCGGGTGGAGATGCCACGGCAGACCATCGCCGGGAGCGCCCTCGAAGACCGAGGCGATGACCCCGTAGGCCACGACCGTACTTACCCGCATCATGCGATCCGGAGGATGGCATTGACGGCGTCGGCGGTGGGCATGACGGCAGTGAAGGTGCCGGAGGTAACGGTCTGCGTTCCGCCGAAGTCATGCACCGAGATCGTGCGGCCGTTGAGCGGCGTAGCAGCGGCACCGAGCCGGGTGGACGAGTTGTAGATGATGCCGGCGGTGCAGGAGAACGACGCCGAGGTCCACGACGGGTTCGGCGAGAAGTTGGTGATCGCCGTCGTGCCCGACGGATTGGACGGCGTCACGTTGGTGAGTGCGGTGCCTCCGGACACGTAGCCGGTGCCGGACGTCTCGTCGGTGCCGACGTTGGTCGCGGTGGGCGAGCCGGCACCCGGTGTCCCGACGTTGGTCTGCGTGCCATCGAAGGTGCGCGTCGGTGACACCTTGATGAGCAGCATCTTGAACACGTCGGCCGTGAACGCGATGCTCGATCCGGCGGCGCCGGTCGCGGCCTTGCTCATGGTGACTTGCGTCGCCGAGTCGATCGACGCGATGACGGCGCCGGCGGGGATATTCGTGCCGGTGACTGCCATGCCGACGGACAGCCCCGCGGTCGAGGCGAGGGCGGTGATCGTGAACACGCCGTTCGACGTCGTTCCGGTCACGCCTGACTGCGTCGCGTTGAAGCAGTGCGTGGATTGGAGGAGCTCGACCTTGGCGGAGGTGCAGAAGGCGGTGGTTGCCATGGATCAGGCCGCCTTTCGCCGCGCCAGCCAGGCGCGGACGTGCGGGTCGCGATGGTCGTGGTCGGGGTTTTCGCTTGCCCGGTGGTCCGGGCCGATGGTGTGCCCCTTGGCGACCCAGTCGCGCTCGATGTCGATCGCAGTTGAGAACCACGAGCCGATGACGCCGCGCACCGCCTCGCGTACCTGCTCGGTCTGGAAGTGCGGCTCGAACACCGTGCCCTTGGCACAGTTCACGACGGTCGCGACGGCATCCTCGAGCGTCTCGGCGTGCGGCGCGTGTTTGCTCGGATCGAGCGGCTGCGACAGCCGCGCCGTGCCAACCTCGCGGAGCAGCTTGCGCTCCTCGATCTGGACGTCGTGGTGGTGCGCCTCGATCTCGTCCTGGATGTCCAGGAGAAGGCGCGGCAGTTCGCGGCGGGCGCGGCGGGCGTCATCCGATTGCGAGGTGGCGTCGATCGCGATCAGGTCGCCGATCTTCTGGGCCGCCCAATAGGCCAATTTCTCCGGCGGGTGGGCGCCCCCGTCGGTGACGAATCCCTGGATGAGCATCTCAGGCTCCTGGTTGAGCGAATGGCGGCAGCGGCGGGGGCGTGCGCTGCGCGGGTGGTGGCATGTTGGGAGACGGCGGCTGGCCGCCGAGCATCATGCCCTTGATCTGATTGGTGACCGGATCGCGGACAAACTCGATGTAGCGCGCCTGCTGCATCTGCTGCTGTTGCGGCGAGGGCTGCGAGTCCTGCGGCGGCGGCGGCTCGCCCAAGGCTTGGTCGGTCATGTACGACTGACGCACCGGCGGCTCGCCCTGCTGTGGAGGCGCACCACCTTGCGGCGGCGGGCCTCCGCCACCAGCGGCGGGTGGCGGTCCGGGCGGCGGGGAAGCGCCAGGGTTGCCCTCTGGCGCCCCGCCGGTGCCGGTACCACCACCCGGTGGCAGCTGTGGCTGCCGCTCCTGGTGGCCCTGTTGGCGCACGTCCATGCCATGCCGGTGGCCGTGATCGCGCGCCGAAAGCAGCATCTCGTTGTGCTTGTGGCCATGTGTGAAGCCCATATCGCGGGCGGCCATCAGCTGCTCGATCAGCGAATTGACCTGATCGTCCTCGAGCTCTCGTTCGCCGAGCATCGCCTTCGCGGCGGCCGAGAGCGAGGTGATGAGAGCAGCCTTTGCCCCGGTGCGGTTCTTCTCGATCTTGGACCTGATCTCGTCCGCCTTGAGATCCATCAGCGGGTCCTGCTGCTTCGGCTGGCCCTGCTTGAAGAAGCGAGCGCCACCGTCGCGGAAGCCGCCGGCGCCGAACACGTATTCGCAGATCGCCTCGACGTCGATTTCCTTCTCGCCGCGCAAGAACTCGGGCGACTGGGCGATGATCGGGGCGACGATCTGGAGCACCTGGCCGAACTTCATCAGGCGCTGCTGCGGGTCTCCTGCCCCGAGCCCGACCGAGACGCGCACGGCGATCTCTTCTTCGATCAACTCGTCGTCGATCTTGGAGACGCCGTACTTGGTGAACAGCTGCGCGCGATCCCCACAGAGCCCGAGGATCACGTCGTCGTGCTCGTAATACTGCTCGAGGCGGACGATCTGGGCGAGGGTTGGGGCACACCACGTCTCGATCCACACGCGGATGTCGAACTCCTGCACCGCGTTTGCAGAACCCGAAACCAGCTTGAGGCCGCCGAGCGTGCGCGAGAGCGCGTTGTTGCTTTCCGCGGTCTGCCCGTTGAACTGCCCCGCGAGGTCGTCCATTTCGAGTTCGAGCTCGCGCGTGAGCATTCCCACCGATTGCGGGATGTCCTGCGGCCGGTCGAAGGTGACGTCCTTCTCGTCCTGCACCATGATGGTCGAGCCGTACGAGCGGCGCTTGACCTGATCGAGGTCGACGCCCTTGCCCTTCACCACCTTGGTGACCGGCATGACGTTCTGCTTCACGGCATCGAGGCGCAGGTTGACGATGTCGTTCAACTCGCCCTGGTGCTGCTGCCAGGACTCCACCGGCGACATGGGGAACACGCGGTGGGCGTCGAGGTTTCCCACCCCCATGGTGAGCGGACGTTCCCCGAACTGCTCGGGATAGACCTCGCGGGTGGGCTTCGGGTCGGTGAGGAAAGCCCTGTCGCCGGCGCAGAAGAACGTCCAGTCCTCTCCGTCCACCCGCATGAACACCTCGTAGACCCACACCACCTGGAACTGGGTGCCGGTCTGCGACTCGTCCATGCGATCGATGCCGAGCTCGCGCGAGCGGCGGATCGCCGAGGTGTCGGTCGTGCCGCTGTCGGTGTTCGCGAGAAGCACCGAAGGCGAGACGTCCTTCCACGGATTGATCGGCGTGTTCTGCCGCTTCCTCACCTCCTCCATGTTCATCGGCCACTTGATGATGACGTAGGAGGCGGACTGGATCGGGTCGGTCCACTCTGCGGCAGGGTCGAGGGTGATGTTCTCGGTCGGGATCAGCTGGCAGTCCGGCCGGTCGATGTCCTTGACCCAAACGTCGCGCTTGACCGTCCGCATCTCGCCGGTGCGGTCGTCCCTCTGCTGCACGGTCTCGACGTGCGACTTGCGAAGCTCGAATTTCCAATACTGCTTCGAGACGCACACGCCCATGATGAGCGCGTTCTGCCGGGCCCCCATCGCAACCTGGAACCAGGGCATCGCGGCTTTGCCGGAGGAGCGGTCGGTCCGATAGTTGACCACCTCCTCCATGAGCGCGGCGGCGGCGCGCTGGCGGGGATCGGCCTCGTTCCCAGGAAGGCAGTTGATCGCGTCGATGTTGCCGAACAGGGACGCGGCGACCGCGGCCATGTCCTTCTTGACCGACGTTCGCGTCTTTGGGCGGAAGAACTTCGAGCGGCTGCGCCAGTCGACCCGGGTGTATTTCGAGCCGGTGAAGTGCTGGTTGTTGTAGGCCCGAAGAGATTGCGACCACGCCTTGCGATTGACCTGCGCGATGTAGCGGGCCGATGTCGCTTCCGCCTCGCGCACGTATTGCAGGAACGGGATCGAGTCCGGGTCGACGTCGCTGCCCTGCTCGGCCTCCCGCTGCGCCTGGTTCTCGATCTGGTCGGACGTGCCCGCCATCGTGGCGAGCGTTCCGCTGTCGCCGCCGGCGCCAGTGCGGCTATCGTATCCACCCCCGCTCCACGATCCGCGACCGCCGGAGCCGACGAACTGCTTGCCCTCGCCGGGTGGCGACGCTGGCGACTGCCCGAGCGGCGGCCCGGCCGAGAACGCGATCGGCCGCGCCTTCGAGCGCGGGATCGTCCCCGCCTCGCTCGCGCTATCGCCCCCGGCGATCTTGCCGGGGTCCTCGCCGTGCGGCGTCGTACGAAGTGCCATCAGGTCGGGATCGGCCGGCCTTGCACGACCAGCTTGGAGTGGATCTCGCGCGCCGAGAGGAACGCGGCCTGATCGAACACGCTACGGGACAGCTTGTAGCGTTCGAGGATCTCGCCCGCCCCGTGCAGCACGGCCTTGTCGAGGCTGCCCGCTCGCGGGAGGTTGACCACGTACCAATGGTTCGTGCCCATCAGCAGCGGGATCGAGAACATCACGACCTTGTTGGCGAGGTCGGCGCGCACGCACCACTCGTAGCCCACCGGAAAGCGGGTCAAGAGGTAGGTGCGGATCCACTTCGCGAGAGTGAGATCCTGCTCCTTGTACGGGTCCGCCTCGCCGCCGGCCGGCGTGACGTGCTGCACCATCACCGTGGCGTCGTGGACGCCGAAGCCGCGCTCCTCGGTGATGAAGCCTTCGGTGATGACCTCGGTCATCAGGCGGCGCCGACCGTGAAGGTGCCGATCGATTGCAGGACTGCGGCGGAGAGCGACGTCAGGGTGACGTAGAACTTCCGCATCTGGTTGGTCACCGTCATGGTGCCCTGGAGCGTCCAACCGGCCGCCGTGGTCACCGTGTAGGTGTGGGTGCCGTCGCGGCCGATGATGTCGAGCTCGTAGGTCATCCCGGGCTGCGGGTTGACGCCCGCGACCGTCATGGCGGCGACGAGGAGCGCGACCGTCGGCAGCGTGAGGGTGGTGGCGCCGGCCTGGGTGCCGGTCATGTCGACCGTGACTTCCTCGGTGCCGCCGGTGAGTTGCGCGCCGGTGAGCGTGATCGAGGCGTTGACCGTCGCGACCGTGTTGTAAGCCTGCTGCGGGGCGCCGGAGCCGGACAAGACCGTGTGCCACACGCCTGCCGCGGTCGTGAAAAACTCGGCCACGCCGCCAGGTGGGACCGCAAAGGCGTTCGAGGCGCCGAGGGAGTTGATCTGATCGGTCCCGTTCGGGAACACGTTGAGGATCTTGGCGCCGGCGTTGATGACGCTGATGTTGAGGCCGGGCGCTGCGGCCATAAGGACCGCGCTGTCGCCGTTGTTGGCCACGGTGGTGAAGCGCGCGATCGACGTGGCGATCGCGGTCGCGGAGCCCTGCCCGCCGCCCGCGTGCGCCGTCAGCGCGTCGGCGAAGTTGAACGTGGCCTGCGAGCCCGAGAAACCGCCGCCGAGCCCCTGCGCGCGCCAGGCGCCGGCCTCGGTGTTGTTGAACCAGACGATCGAGTTCGCCATCACGGAGACGCCGGTCGCCCCGGCGACGCCGTTGATGGTGTCGGAGCCCTGCGCGAACACCTGCATCGGATTCGCGCCGGCATTGGTGACGCAGATCGAAAGCGCGCCGCCAAGGAAGGAACTGACCGGCGGAAGAACTGCGCTGTCGTTCGCACTCGCCACCGTGGTGAAGGTGCAGAACATCGAGTCGATCGGCGTGGCGGAAGCGCGTCCGCCGTTGGCGTGCGCCGTCATGCCGGCGTTGAAGGACTCGCACCAGAAGCGGCCGAGCCAGCCGAAGCCAGCTTCCTGCTGAACCGTGCCGGCGTCGTTTTGGAATCCGCTCACATTGCTCTCCTCAAAAAGAAAAGGCCGCCCGAAGGCGGCCCGCGACGATCTCGATGTGGTGGTGGATCAGCCCACGAGGGCGCTGTAGGGACTGCCCTCGCTATCGACGGAGATCAGCGCGTCGTTAGCGTCGGGGAACTGCACGCGAAGGTCGGTGTAGGTGTTGCCCCGCACCGTGAAGGTCCTGACGATCTGGGCGGAGCGATCGCGGAACAGCGTGTTGCTGTCGCCTGGCGCGACCGTCATGTCGGACGCGACCGCGTCGTTCACGATGCGCAGCGCGTAGCCCATGTTTGGAACAGCACCCACGATGTCGGCGAACATCTGCGCCGCCGTCCGCATCGTCAGCACGCCCGGCGAGCCCGAGGTGTTGACGAAGGTGACGAAGTCGTAGCCGACCCCCGTGAGGTCGCCTTGCGCGAAGGTGGCGGGCCCGGAATAGGCCTGGGTCACCATTTTGTTCGGCGTGTTGTAGGCGCCGCGCTTGTAGGGGTCGGCCACCAGCACCTTGCCGGACGAGGTGACGTACTCGACCTCGCGGTGCTTCCTGCGCTCGAAATCCGGGTCGGCGACCAGCACCATCGAGAGCCACGGGACTTGGACCGTGGCGCCTTTAGTCGGGGGGCGGTAGAGCGCCATCAGTCATGCCCCGGCGGGACGCCATTCGGGAACGATGGCAACGGCCCCTGGATCTCGGCGCCCTCCGCCTCGACCTTGGTCATCGGCGTCGGCCGGAAGCCGGCGAAATTCAGCGTCTGCTCGTGCTTGCAGCGCGGGCAGGTCGCCCGATCGCCGCGGCCGCGCTCGTGCAGGAACACCTCCCCGCAATCGCACGCGACCGGCGAGGCGTTCGGCGCCTCCCGCCCCCACAGGCGCTCGGGCTTCTTGTCGAGGATCTTCACGCCGCCGCCTCCCCAGCGAGCTTGCCGAGGCCGATGCGGTCGAACTCGGCCCACACCCTCTGGATCCACGCCCAAACCTCGCCGCGCAACATGCGCGACTCGCCCTTCATGCCGTAGAGGCCGAACAACTGATTCTTGAGGTCCACATCCTCGGCAGCGCGCCCTTCGAGGTGCGGCACCGCGATGGTGGTCGATGCCAGCGACTCGAGCACAGGGCCAAGCTCCGGATCGTTGGCCCAGCCGAAATAGCCCTCGTTCTCCGAGATGTAGTTCTTGACGAGGAAATGCAGCGAGCCCCCGCCAATCGCGGCGCGCGTCGTCGGCGCCTCGCCGAGGGACTCGCGGGTCGGGCCGAGCACATGCAGCAGCACCAGCGCGACGGCGTCCTGCTTGACCTCATCGAGCAGCCGCGCCTTGTCGAGCGTACGGACCAGATGCGAGAGCATCCCGGCCTTCACATCGATCAGCGTGATCGGCGAGAGCTTGTCGAACACCGCCATCTGGTCGCCGATGTCGTCCATGTCGCGGACTTCCGCGCTCGGCACGAACCGCTTGAACACGCCCTTCGGGATCTCGGTGTCGATGGCCCGGAACTGGATGTTGGACTTGGCGAGATATTCCGCCACAGCGCGCGAGACGGTGGTCTTGCCGACGCCGCCTTTGTCGGCGCCGACCATGATGATCAGCGGTTTCACGGTTCTTCCCTTCGGTTGGGCGATCGGCTCGACCGCCTTGCAGCTGGGGCAGGTCACGGCCTCGCCGAGGCGCCGCTCCCAGATGAAATGCTCGCCGCACCCGCACTCGATGTGCAGGCCGTCAGGCGCCTCGCGGCCGCGCAGCCGGTCGGAGCGCGCCAGCAGCCTCACGCAGTTCAGTATTCGCCGTTGAGCAGCACGAAGGCCCTCGGACTGTCCGTACTGAGCCGCCGCAGCGTGAACGGCTTGGTCTCGTCGAGCCCATGCTCGTGCAGCGCGGCCTGCAAGAGTCGGCGCGCCTCATCTTCCGATCCGGCGGTCACCACAGAGCACACGCCAACCGGGTAGTAGCCATCGTGATCGGTGCAAACGTAAATTTCGATCGTGCTCATGCGTCGTAGCTCATCTCCGGCAACTCATCCTCGTGGATCGGCTCAGTAGCTCCAACCTCGAGCACCTGCGGCTTCTGCGGGTCGAGCTCGAAGATGCGCGAGCACGCATCGAGGAAGTCGTCATGCGTCGCATACGGATGACGCGATGCCTCGGCGATGAAGTGCCGCGTGAGGTCGTAGACCTCGTTGTTCTCGTCGCGCCGCGCGATCGCGGTCACGATGCGGGACTTCTGCTCGGTCTGCGCGCAGTAGCGTTGCGACCGGGTGAGACCCTGCACCGGCCGGTAGATGACCTGGCCGATGTTGAACGGGCACGGCTTGTCGGGCGTGCCCTCGATCTTCATCTTGGCGTCGTGGTTCTTCTGGTCGGCGTCGGTCCACACCGTCCAGTAGGACCGGTTGAGATACGGCTCGCGACCGCCGTGGTCGGGGTGCCACGCCACGATGGGCAGGAAGAAGCGCCCTTCCCGCACGTCCGGCTCCAGCCGCTCGATGCGGTCGTTCTTGGAGTGCCGGCCCTGGCGAGGAGTGTTGATCTCCTCGATGAGAAACTCCTTGCCCTCGCGCTCCTTGTACTCCTCGATCACCTCGAGGTCGGACTGCATGCCGTACTGCTCGTAGCCGATCCTCACCAACTGCACGCCGCGGTGGCTCGACCACTTCGCCTCCAGCTGCTTGATGTACTGCCACCGCTGCGAGAGCTTCATGCGGTGGCAATAACCGTCGAGCAGGTACTTGTTGCCGACAGTGTCGACACCGATCACGGCGATCGCGGTGCGGTCGGAGCGTTGCGTCGACCCCTTCGAGGGATCGCACATGATGTAGACGTTCATCACCGACGGGATGATGTCGTAGGTCTTGAACCACGTCGTGCGGAACGTGGCCTCGTTGCCCGCGATCGGGTTCAAGAGCATCTGCGCCGAGACGGTCGACCGCTGGTCCCGCTTGATCTCGGCCCAGCGCGCGGCTGAGAGAAACACCGGCTTGCCGTTGAGCGTCCCGTCGTCGGTCGCCGGGTAGATGCGCGGCATGAGCGACTTGCGCTCGATGATGATGCCGTTCGTGTCAGCGAAGTGATAGCGCGTCCCAGGCATCCATTTGCGGGTGCCCTCGTGGGTGCCGAGGTTGTCGGCCATTTCCCACCGCGCCGTCGTCTTGGCGATCAGGTCCTCGGACAGGTAGTCCTGGGTGACCACGTCGTCATAGACGTGCAGGCGAAAGTGGCGCGACGTCGGCTGGCCGTCGATGAGACCGTGCGCCTCGACCGTCGCCTCTTTCGGATTGCCGCGACGCTTGACGGTGATACCGCGCGCCACGCCCCACTTGGCGGGGCGGCCGTCGCCGGCGGTTTTCGATTTCGGGTTGGCGTAGAGGACGTCCGAGTACAACAGCTTGAGATAGTCGTTGTTCTCGAGCTCCTCCTTGATCTGCGAGAGGAACTCCTGTGCGATCGGCTT